TTAGTTCATTTCCTTGGGGTGAGTGCCGCCACGGCCCTCTTCCCCGAGGTCGAGATCAGTAATCGCAGCCATCTCGGATTCATCAAGCTCGAAGCCGAATACATCGAAGTTCTGCGCGATGCGCTCCGGGTTTTCGGACTTCGGGAATACGATGACGCCATTTTGTAGGTGCCAGCGGATGATCACCTGAGCGGGGGAAACGCCATATTTCTCGGCGGGCTCGGTGATTTCCGGCTGCTCGAAGAGATCCGTCTTACCCTGACCTAGTGGACCCCAGGCCTCGATGTGCACCTGGTGGGCGCGGAAGGCATCGAGCTCGCGCCAGCGCTGCAGGTAAGGGTGCAGCTCTACCTGGTTGACCACGGGGGTTTCATCAGTCTGGGTTTCCAGCTGGTCCAGGTGCTCCAGTTCGAAGTTAGAAACACCAATAGACTTGGCCTTGCCGGCCTTCTTTAGCTCAATGAGCTGCTTCCATGCTTCGACGTAGTGGCCGTTGTCCGGGCAGGGCCAGTGGATGAGGTAGAGGTCCACGTAGCCAAGGCCCAGCTTCTCTAGGGACTCGTCGAGGGCTGCGGCTGCGTCAGTCTGGCGGTCATTCCATAGCTTCGTGGTGATGAACAGTTCCTCGCGTGGGATGCCAGACTTGGCAATCGCGCGGCCCACACCTTCCTCGTTGCCGTAGATAGCGGCGGTATCGATGTGGCGATAGCCCACCTTGAGGGCTTCGAGGACCAGCTCCTCGGTTTTATTGGGGTCAACCTTAAAGACGCCGTAGCCGAGCTGGGGGATGGTGTTGCCGTCGTTGAGTTCAATATTCGGTACTGTCATGCGGCCCACTCTACGCAGAGCTTGGTCACCCGCGCAGAAAAGGAAAGTTATGGCCTACGCGAATCACCGGAGTGCTCCGAGTGTGGAGTAGCGCCACAGAATCAAAAACGACTAAAGCCGCACCGGCTAGCTAAAATAGGTGCTCAGTGCAGCTTTTTGGAGGGAATGACGGGAATCGAACCCGCGTCTTCAGCTTGGAAGTCTGAGTGTCGGGTTTTTCCTGTACCAGTACAGGGTGGGTTTCTGGTTTAGCTCCAGCTACGTCGATCTACTGCACTTGTACTAGCGTGTACTAGCCTGTATCGGAGAGTAGCTACAAAATTAGCTACCAAGACTAGCTACCAACCGAGTCAGGATGTTCGAATGCGACCAGTACGAGACCTCACCATGGGCTCCATATACCAGACCAAGGACGGCCGGTATCGCGCCGCTATCACCGTTGGCTACGACGGCAAGGGGCGCCAGGTGCGCCGCACCGTCTCCGCCAAGACACAAGCGGAATGCGTAAGGCGCCGGAACGAGCTATTCATCAAGCTCAAAAAAGGACGCGCCACGCCCGAGGAAATCACCGTCGAAACCCACGTCACCCGCTGGCTCGAAACCACGGCAGCCGAAACCTTCTCCCCGAACAATCTGCGCAATCATAAGTCCTACGCGAGCAAGTACATCATCCCAACGCTCGGCCAATACAAGCTCAGCGACGTCGGGGCGGACGAGGTGCGCGAGCTCGATAAGGCGGTGCGAGATGCTCACGTATCTAGCCGGACGGTACAGATGGTGAGGTCGTCGCTGTCTGTCTGTATGGAGGACGCGGTGAAGCGCGGACTCATCGAGCGGAACCCGTGTTCTCAGGTGCCGCGCCCTAGGGCGGTGTCGAAGAAGCGGACGTCGCTCACGGCGGATGAAGCGCGTCATCTTATAGTCCACTCGGCTAAGGTAGGGGACCCGTTCGCAACCCTCTGGGCGGCGTTTCTATTCCTTGGTCCCCGTAAAGGCGAGCTGCTAGGGCTGCGACGCTCAAAGGTGAGCTTTTCGGCAGCTGGCTGCACGGCCGAGTTAGATAGGGCACTGGTCGAGGTGTCCTGGGCACATGGCGAGGGGTGCCGTTGTAACGAGGATGTGAGGCCGAGCAAGTGCCCCGAGCGCGGCCTTGCGCTGCCGCCCGGGTACGACTACGAGCCCCTGTGGGGGAACCTGATTTTAGCCCCTCCGAAAACCTCATCCTCAGTACGTCTAGTGCACGTACCCGCCCCGCTGGATGCGATGCTCTGGCAGCACGTTCAGGTGACGCCGTCGAACCGGTGGGGGCTCATGTGGGTGTCCGAGCGCGGGTATCCGCTACGCCCGAAAGTTGCGCTTGCAAGGTGGAAGTCTGCGCTGAAGTCGGCGGGACTTCCTATAGTGGACCTCCATACCGCTAGACATACGGCGGCATCTCTACTGGCAGAGTGCGGGGTACCGCCTCAGGTGATTGGGGTCATCCTTGGTCAGTCCACTGTGGATACAACGTTGGGATATGTGCATGTGGGGCGGGCGCAGGCGCAGGCCGCGCTAGCCCAGTACGCGGAGAGGCTAGCCCTGCCGACTTCCTACGGTCAGTCCCCTCAGGTAGGCGACGGCTTCTCGCTGTAGTGGAATGGGTAGGGCCTTGAGGAGTTGCGCCGCCTCGTCCTGTAGGTCTTCTGGGTTCTCCCGTTCTGGGGCGAGACCCGCCGCCTCGAGTACCTGGTTCACGGGGAGGTTGACGGCCTGGGCGGCTTTCGCTAGCGCTTCCGGGGTTGGGGTGATGGGTATCTTTTTGCCGTCTCGGATGTTGATTCCGGTCTCGAGTCGGCGCCACCATGATTCTGATAGGCGGGATCGTCGGGCGGCTTCGGCCTTGGATAGGCCCTCGCGTTCGCGGGCGTGTTGGAGTAGTTGGCCAGCAGGCCACTGCTGGGGTGTGGTCATGGCTATGAGGTTATCAGCGGTGGCGATCCTAATCTTGCACGGTACGGCCTAGTACATTATAATACTGGGTAAGGGTTCAAAATGAGCCCGCCTAGTACCGGACGGTACAGCCCTGCAAGGCAGAAAGGAATCACCATATGGCCTACAAAAACGATGGGCTATACAACCAGAAGGAGGCCTGCCAATACCTGGGAGGCATCTCACGGAACACGCTTTATCTACTTCGGCGAGATGGCCTACTCGCGGAGACCAAACTAGGGTGGCGAGTCTTTTTCAAGAAAGCCGACCTAGACCGCTGCATTGAGATGCAGGAACTACTCAACGCGGCCTAAAACGTAAAAAGACCCCTCGGAGCTGCAACTCCATAAGTGAGGGGCCGCATCGGCAGAAAGGAATCTAAACACGATGCAAATTCATGATAACACCCCGACACCGGCGTCCGAAACCGCAGAGCGCGACCCGTACGAGAAAGTCCTACTTCAGGCCGTCGTGCTAAGGAGGCTCAACGGCATCCATAAGGAATTTAAGGACAGCATCACCCGCGACATGGAACCTGGCGACAAGCGCACGGTAAAGAACGCCCAGGGCCTTGAGCTGGGCAGCGTGTCGAAGTCCGCGCCCGGAATGAAAGCAGTCTGTACCGATAACGCTGTGCTTCTCGCTATGGCTGAGGAGCAGGGCCGTGAAATTGTTGACGGGCTACCGTCGCCGTCTGATCCCCGCCATGAGGAAATTATTCGCCTCCTCATGGGGCTCGGGCTCACTAACCTGCTTGAGTCCGCCGTCGTGAAAGAGGACGCGGACGCAATCGCCGCGCAGGTTCTTGAGGACTGGCAAATTACCGGCGACCTCCCGGCCGGGTGGGAGATACGGGAGGCCTCCACTAGCCGCATGTCGATTACCCCGAAGCGCACTAAGGCAGCTCGCGCCGCGATAGACCGGCTCGTTCAGTCTACCGGCGCAATTCTTGAAATCACCGACGGAAAGGACTCCTAGCCATGCAGTTCACCACACGCAAACCATCGTGCAAGGCATCATTCCCGCTCATGCTCCTTGCGGGTATTGAGGGTGCTGGTAAGACGTGGGCCGCTGTTGAGGCGACCGGCATGGCATCCGTAGACCGCGCCTTCTTCATCGAGGTGGGGGAGTCGCAGGCGGACGCCTACGGCGCGGTTCCCGGTGCTGACTTTGAAATCATCGAGCACGACGGAACCGTTGGGCAGATTCGTGGGGCTATCCACTGGGCTGCCCAGCAGGCCCCGGCTGAGGGCAAGCACAACCTCCTCATCATCGACTCGATGACCGAGATTTGGCAGTTGCTTCAGGACAACGGGCAGGAGGAAGCGAACCGCCGCGCCCGCAGCAAGGGCCGCAAGATTCCTGAGGACGGTGTGCGTCTGAGCATGGACTTGTGGAATCAGATGAAGTCGACCTGGAACGGCCTCTTGCAGCAGTGCCGCCAGTTCCCCGGCCCGGTGCTCATGACCTCCCGCCTGGAACTTGTGACGGCGATGGACGAGAGGGGTAACCCGACGCGGGATAAATTCTGGAAGGTTCAGGCGGAGAAAAACCTGCCGTTCAACTGCCAGGTCGTGGTGCAGGCGAGGGCTCCGCGCCAGTGGACGATGACGAAGATCGCTACGACCGTTCCCGAGCTCCAGCTCCAACCCGGTGCCGAGATGACGTTCAACGACTTCTCCGTGGCGAAACTGCTGGACGGTATGGGCATTGGCGCCGATGCAGCCCCGAGCACGTTCGTCGAGACCCGCCCCGATGGGGAGTTTAGTGAGGAGAAGCAGGCCGCTAAGGCCGCCGAGGAGCAGGCGGAGGAGCGGAAGGCGTACGTCCTTAAGCAGACCCAGGGGCTCCTCCGGGCCGAGTCCTCCGGTGATGTGGAAACGCTTCACAAGGCCCTGCGCTACTACGAGTCAAGGTCGGATCGTGAGCTCGTTGGCATGGCCCGCGAGACCCTCGACCGCCTAGAGAAGTCCCAGCGCATGGAGAAGGCTCAGGAGACCGTCGGGAGCGTGTTGGATGGTGAGGTGGTCGAGCCGACCGCCGACGCCGCCTAGCTACATTCCTCATTGCCCTAGGCCGGTGGGATTGCAGACCCCTGGCGGGTGCCTGCGCCACCGGCCTAGCTATCTTTTCGTGCCCTGCGGCCCGGGCCATACAAGGGCCGCCCTAAAATAATCCATGTACCCCACCTGTACGCGGCTGCAACCGTGAGCGGTGTGGGGGAGTAGCAGAAAGGAATCCTTGGGATGAAGCGATCCCCCATGAAGCGCCGCCCCCGCCGTGGTGGGGCAATGCCCCCTGAGGTGTACGAGGCGGTAATGATGCGCAGCCGGGGAAAGTGCGAGGCCCGGCTCCCTGGCGTATGCACCGGCAAGGCAGAGGAATGGCACCACCGCCAGCGCCGACAACGCAATAATGACGCCGTGGCCAATGGCGCCGCCCTGTGCCACGCCTGCCACCACCACATCACCCACGTGTCGCCGAAGCTAGGGCGCGGGCTTGGCCTAATCGTCCACTCGCACCACCCGAACCCTGCTGAGGTGGCAATGAAGGTGGGGCGTGACTGGGTGTTCCTCACCGAAGACGGCGGCTATAAGAAAGTGAGCCTCTAAGGTGAGCTTGCAAGCAATGAAGTGGGCCATGTCTAAAGCTCCGATTAAGCGGGACGCGGCCCAGTGCCGCAACCGGCTGGTGCTCGTAGCCCTAGCAGACCGATACAACGACGATACCGGCGTGTGTTGGCCGTCGATTAAGACCATCTCGGAGGAGATTGGTGTGTCTGTGCCGACGGTGCATAAGGCTATCCGTTCCCTTGAGGAGGCTGGTCTTATTGCCCGTGGTAACCCGCACTGGGTGTCGCACCTGAGGGCTGATAGGAGGCCGACAGTGTGGACATTGAGCCTCGATATGGTTAAGCCCGAGGGGGATGTCCGTGAGACAGATAACGGTGTAACTGAGGTACTTGATCGGGGTGAAGGCGTCTTAACCCCGCATGATGAACGGGGTAAAGGCGTGTTTAATGCACGGGGTAAAGACGTGTTAAACGACGGGGTTAAGACGTCTTTACACAAACCCAAAGGGAACCCAAACCCTGAACCTAAAGATCTTGATCATCCTTCGGATGATCGTTTCACCGAGTTCTGGGATACGGTTCCGAGAAAGGTAGGCAAGGGGGCGGCACGTAAGGCGTGGAAGAAAGCGGTGAAGAAGGCGGACCCTCAGGTCATCATTGAGGGGATGCGCCGGTATCGGGATGACCCGAACCGGGCTGACGAGTTCACCGCGCACCCTTCGTCGTGGCTGAATGCTGAGAGGTGGGATGATGATCCGCTCCCGGCTAGGGGAGGTGGGAAGAAGGCCCCGAGCTTTTTGGACTTCGCCCCATCACGCTCCACGCCCCGAAATCAGCAGTTTGACGCCCCGTATAGCGGCGAACTGCCCGGCTCTACACATTCACCCCTCCCGCCAGGTATTGAGCCGCCTACGGGGCCGCAGGCACTATTCGAGGAGTACCCAGAATGAGCACACCACAGCAGCGCGAGCTAGCCGCCTACGTGCTGGAGTACGGCAAGCGCCTCGCCCCGGACAGGTTTCCGCAGCCGTCGGCTGAGGTGGTGGACGCGTGGGGTGATGTGCTCGCGGCGGTGCCTCTTCCTCCGCAGGTGTGGCCGGATGCGGTGAGGTTGTGGGCGCTGGAGCTTGCCGGGCCACGTATGGTGACGCCGCGTGACCTTAAGCAGGCGGCGTTTGCGGTGCGTGACCGGTGGGAGTCTGATCCGGTTCGGAAGCGTCAGCTGGATGCTCACCGTGAGCGGTTGCGCGAGGAGCGTGACGCGCAGTTGGCGGCGGGGACTTTCGGTGAGCTTCGGGGCTATAAGCCGTTGGAGGTTGGTCACGCTGGGGAGGTTGATACGGCGGGTATTGTGGAGCGTATAAAGCGCGGGTTACGAGGTGGAACGGGCAGCGCATAGTACTCAATTTTACTTTTTGTAAACCGTGATCTATACTTAAACACGTAAGCAAGAAAGCCCCTGCAAGGGCCAGCAGAAAGGAAGAAAAATGAACTCCACCGACTACTACGTCGCCTACAACATCACCAACGAATCCGACCTCGACATGGTGACCATGGGAGGACAGCCCAAGTACCACATCGGCGGAAACTCCTACATGCGCCGCATCACCATCATCGAGGGCTACACCAAGGCCGAGAAGGAAACCTTCGAGCGCATCATCAGCATCAGCGAGAACGGCGCACAGGTTGAGGTTTACGACTGGACGCCAGCTGACTGCGACATGTACGTGAAGGTGAACAGCTAACCACCAGCACGGGAGGGGCGCGCATTCCCCCTAATCACGCGCACTACATGAACCCCTGCAAGGGTAATCAGAAAGGAATCACAATGAGCGTCACAACGAGCTCCGTATATAGCCATAACGGGCTTGCCTACGAAATGCGAGTCACTGAGACCGGAAAGCGCCCACAAGATAAAGACGTCGAGATCGAGTACCTCGGGGATGATAAAGCCGCACCGTTCAGCCTATCCGCCTACTGGAACGGCGTTAAGGAAGTTTGGGATGTGAAGGTGGAGTTTCGTCCGCGTATCGCCCATGACTCTCTGAACCTCCGTTCATATGTTGAGGATGTTCAGCTCGGAGTGGAGATGGTTACTGAGTTCCGGGAAATCCTGAACGCTGGGTAAGGCCCGGGGCGTGAGCGTGATGGGGATGACGTTCACGCCACCGACCACCTCCCCTAATTGGAAACAATGCCGCCTGCAAGCGGCCCGCAGAAAGGAATCAGCGCATGTCATCGCGCACCCTAGATTTAATCTTCATTGACCTTGCTTTATTCATCACCATCGTGTGGGCCCCGGTAGTGGCCGGGGTTCAAGCCGGGCGGAGTTTCCACTGGTCTATCGGCACCGCCGTGGCCGTCCTTCTTTCGACTATCGCCGTCGCACTCTGGTACCGCTTTGCCACCTCCCCGGCGTCTCTGCCGGGGCAGGACTGGGGGTGTGAAGAATGAGCCTCCCATACCCGCGCTACGGCGAGCCCCACGACGACTACACCGAAGTTGAAGCAGTAGCCACCCTCGCCCACCCCGACGGCACCACCACCCGCCACGGCCTCATCATGAACGCCCCCGTCTACGACGAGCGCCCCGACCTCCTGGAAGCCTGGGACAACGAAGACTACGAGCCGGTCAACTTCAACGAGTTCGCCCAAGCTATGCGAAACGCGGAGGAGCTTGTAGACCTCGATATTTGGGACGGCACCACACCCGAGTTTGACCGAATCTACCGCCCCTCGGCCCTCACCCTGGCTATGCGGAAGGCAGGCTAGGGCAATGCCCGGGATCAGCCTCGGCCCGCGTGACGAGTTCCTGGTCATCGGCGCGGTGCGCTACGCGAGGGGCCGCGCCACCTACGTCGTCAAGGAAACCGTCGACTGGGTCATCAAACACTGGGATGAACTGAGCGACAACACACGCTATGTCATCGCCCGCGACGTAGCCGAGGAATGCGACTACCGCGACAACACGCACCGCAGCGTCCTTAGTGAAATCGACGACAAAGACTGGCAACGCCTCCACAACCACATCAAGGAGCACATCAATGACTAACCCAACCCGCCAAGAAATCATCGACGCGTATGACGCGCTAGAAATTCTATACGACCTAGTCGAAGTACTCTCATTCACCGATTCGGAAACTCACCTGGCGCGGAAACACTGCGCAACCGTCCTCGCCGCCCTGCCACCCAAGCCGCGCCCCACCATGGTGGAAATTGAGTGGGATGACGACAAGCACTACATGGCAGAAGCGGAGCACGTGCACGATTACACAGTCATCATGCTCAAGCCGATGAGGTCAGAACCCAGAATTAAGTGCCTAGCCTTTCACGATGGAGACTTTTGCATAGTCTACTCAGACCCCGAAGACCTCACCCCGACCGGTAAGCGCTACACCCTCACAGAGGTGCAGGAATGATTACCGAAGCGCTAGTAGGCGCAGCATTCCTAGGAGCATGCGGACTGGTGGCCTGCATTGGGGAGGACGCACCCCTACGGATGAAAGCCGCAGCGGTAGTAGTGCTCGCAGTAGCCGGTGCCGCTATCGCCGTCGCCACCATGTCAGTAACTCGCTACATCACTGGGGTCATCGCAGACGAAGCCTACAGCCACATCACACAGGAAGAAGCACACCAATGATCGGCCCTTGGCATCGTTGGTTTGCCTGGCACCCCGTCAGAACCGAAGAGCACGGGTGGCGGTGGCTGCGCACCGTCGAACGCCGACAAATCACCGGCCCTACATTCTCCCCACTAGAAAGCCCGCACCTGTGGGAATACCGCCCCACGCCTGACAACCGACACGAAACGGAGAAACAATGCCCCGAATAATGTACAAGCCCCGCACCGACCGAAATGAGTACATCATCTGGTCAACAGTGGTCGACCTACCCATGAGCTGGGTGCTCGACCGGGACACAGCGAAGGAAACGTGGCGCGCCGGAGGGTGCTCAATCCTGGGTACCCCGATCAGTGAAGAGCAGGCCGAGGAATCCATGGTGCGCGCCGACACTACAGGCTGGTCAATCATCGACCTGGATTGCCCCGAAGACGAAGGGCTGAACCTCGCGAACATCAACGGCTACCCCGGCCCCTACAACTTCGGCATATGCGACCTGGCAGACCTCCCAGCCGTCACCCGCGCCATCGAAGCCGAGGACTGGGACACCCTGCACCACCTACTCAACGAACTAAGCACCGTGGAGGACAAATGACTGACCTGAGTACCAGCACCTTGAAGCGCCTTCTCGCTGAGGAACGAAAAAATCAGCTCGCCTTGCAATGGACGTACAAGGGTGCCGCAGCCAGCAGCATTTACCACGACTACCCCAGCAAGCACGAAGAGATATACGGGATACGAGCGGAACGAGAGATAAGCCAGCTGGTTGCCCTCGGCCCCGAGATAGCCCAAGAGCTACTCATCCTTAGGGATGCGCTGGAGGACATCATCGACATTTGGCAGTACGCCGCTACTGACCCGAAGCGCACGCCGATAGAGCAGAACCTCGCCGCAAGGGTAGTAGAGCACATCAAAGAAGCACTAGGAGACCACGATGACTGACCTGAGTACCACCAACCTGAAACACCTACTGGCTGAGGCCACACCCGGCCCGTGGGATGCGCGGAGAGACTACAGCGAGACATACCATCTGTTCGACGCGGAGGACGAGTATTTGGGAATCATGCACGACCAGGACGCCCACCTCACCGCCCTGGCCCCGGAACTCGCGCAGGAAGTCATACGGATGAGGGAGGCGCTGCGCGACCTCAGTGTGGTGTGGGTGGGCGTAAGCGTCGACCCAGACCGCCTCCCAGCGGAGCAGCAGCTCGCAGCGACGGTAGTAGACCACATCAACCAAATCCTAGGAGACCACGATGAGTAACCAAGACAAGGCCGCGCAGGTCATTTACGACGAGGTCAACCAAACGTGGGCGCGTGGGGAAATCCTCACAGCGGCAGGCGAAGCAGAGCGCCTCGCCAACGCCCTCGCAGACGCGGGCCTACTCACCCCAGACCCGCCTGAGCCGTGTATCTACCCGGACACTGGGGAGCATGAATGGCACATGGAAGACGGCTACGTGTCTGTTGAGGACGGCATTATCCACGTCATCCACGACGAGACGAACGACGACAATGAGCCGGACGCGTTGATGCCTGACTGGGCTGAACTCCGCTTCTCCACCACCACCAAAGGCCGCGAAACTGCCTACGCAATCCTCGCCGCCTGCGACCACAAGGACACCCAGGATGAGCAAACAAATTAGCGCCGCCAAAGCAATCAAATTCGGCATCAAACGCGGCTACACCCCGGACCAAATCGCCACCCTGCTAGATATGTTTAATTTGCTCGCCGATGGCCTCCCGGAACCAGCCCGCGACATGCGAGACCCCAAATGGCAAAAAGAGTACGAAGCAGCCTGGGATGACCACGAAGCACCCAGCTTGTGGGACACCACCACCCTCGTAGAGGTAGGTGTCTTCCCCAACGACCGGGACATCACCATCTGGTACGACGGCGAACCCATGGAGCCATTCACCATCGACGAAGTGAAATCGCTCCGGCTTGCCCTCCACGCCGCAGAGAACTACGCGGAAATCTACGCAGAGAATCAGGAATAAGCATGACTAATTTTGACCAAGCCCTCGCTGTGCTGGAATCCGCCCGACGGCCCGGCGAGCTACGCATCCACCCACACGACGCGGTAGAAGCACTCGCTAACGCAGGGCTACTAGCCCCGGACCTGCCTGAGGCGAACGACGCGGGAATCATTGTGCCGGGAGGTAAGGGCTGGCTACCCTGCGGCCTCACCGGCCCGAGTGTATGGACAGCACCCGGCGGCAGAGTCATGGTGCAGCGCGTCGAACCCGGCGACCTCACCCCAGCGGAAGCCCGCTTCTTCGCCCTCGCCGTCCTCGCGGCAGCCCAATACTCGAAGGAGAAAGCATGAACATTAAAGGATTCCGCATTACCAACAGGGGACGCGCAGCCCTGATAGCGGTGAAGGAAAACAATAAGCAGGATGAAGAAGTCCCTGCGCATTACCGCATAGCTAATGAACTCGCTGAGGCGGGGCTACTGGCTGAAGACCTACCGGAACCCAGCCGGGGCATGGGTTCAGGCGGCGCAGTCTGGTACCTACCCGGCCCGGTAGGCGATATTCGCAGCTATGGGGAGCACATCGTCGTCTTCGGGCATGACTGCCAAGAAAAGCCATTCCGGCTGGTGCTCAACGCGCCGGAGGCAGTCGCCATTGGCCGCACAATACTCGCAGCGGCCAAGCATGAGGAGGGGAAAGCATGAGACCCCACAGAATCAACATCAGTCCACGCGGCATAACCCTCGACGGCCTCCCACTCCTACACAGTGACGAAGCCCCAACCATCGAAACAATCCTCCCCAATCTCCACCGTGTTCACCTCACCGTGTACGCCGACCACATCCAACTCGACGGCGACAACCACCACACGCCAGAAGCCACACCCATCTACGACCAACTGAAGGAGCAGGCATGACCACTCTTGCAGACCTCACACCCGAAGAACGCGCCAACTGTGTAGGCATGTGGTGTGACTACCGGCCAGCAGTAGGAACCAAAGGCCCGCACAGCGCGCCCGAAGAAGTCATAACCACCGTAATCATCAAAGCTGGCAACGACTACGACGCGGCCTATGAAGACGAATACGAAGTCTTCAATGCGGCAATCGGACACGAGCTAGTGCAGCCGGAGCAGATAACTCTCCGCCCCGACCTCCCCCGCGCCTGGTCACCAGACGGCAAACCACCAGCAGGGGAATGGGAGCACGCCGAATACCTAGGCAACTACAAAGACATGACCGACGTGTACCACTACGACGGTGACCCCACACACCGCCGCTTCGTAGGGGAATGGGAGGAAGAATGAACCGCTGGAAGGTCAATAAAGCATACGGCATCTGGTACGCAATCGAACACGGGTGGAAGCGCTACCAAGGCTTCCCAACCTGGGCTGAGGCCATGGCATACGCCGACCGTTATTCTCGACTAGCCCCGGACATCACCATTGAAGACCCAAGCGGCGCATTCTGTGACCTCACCGCCACCAACAAGCGAGAGTATATTCACCTCAAATCGGGCGGCGACACGTTTAACCTCGCACCGCATGAATGGAGGCCACTAGCGGGCTTCCTACTAGACGTGGCCAACCTAGTGGAGGAAGCATGAGCGCGGCGTAGCTGCCCCTAGATACGATAGAGACATGATGACCGATGACGAATTCGCCGCACTTCAGGAGCGGCACCTACAGGATGCGATAAAAGCACACCGGGAGGTGGAGGACTTGAAGGACGCCATGCGCGCCGCTAAGACCGAGAGGTCTAACGCTGTCCGTCGAGCAAGCGCCGCTGGTGTGCCAATGGGGAAGATGGCTGAACTTCTCGGTGTTTCTAAGCCGATGCTGTCCCTTATTGCTAAGGGCGAACGATGAACAAGAAGGAACTTTCAATGCGTAAAATTCTACTCGCGGCCTGCGCCGCCCCGCTTCTACTATCGGGATGCGGCGGTGGGGCTGAGGACACCCCGACGCCCACCAGTGAGCTGTCCACGACTGCCGAGGCAGCCCCGGGCAAGACGGACCCGGAGACATTCGAATCGGCTATCCAGGTACTGAACTACCTACAGGGCCAGAATGTGACATGCGCGAATACAGACAGCATCGAACAGGGGTTGACCTGTGAGACGTCTGGCGTCTCGTACATTGTGAACGCTGACCCGACTGGCCAGCTTGTGGAGGCAATGGTTGGCGCCGCCGAGCAGGTTGATAACACGGCCTTAATCTACGGCGATCACTGGTACATCTCCTGCGCCGGGGTATCAGCCCCGACGGCTTGCGCCTCGGCGGGAGCGTCCCTCACGGACTACGAAAAAGCAGGATTCTAGAAACTTCTCCTAAAGCGGCGGCTGCAACCGTCGCGGGGCTGACCGCCCCAAAAAATCAGAAAGGATACGTCCATGACCATTCAAGATGTCACGATCGTCGGAAATATCAGCACCGACGTAGAGCTCAGATACACGCCTCAGGGTACCCCGGTGGCCCAGTTCAGTGTCGCGGTAAATGAGCGCCGCCTCAACCGCGAGACGAACCAGTGGGAGGACGGAGACGCCACGTTCTACCGGGTGAGTGCGTGGAAGCAGCTAGGGGAACATGCCGCCGAAACTCTCGCTAAGGGCATGGAGGTTATCGTGAAGGGCAAGTTCACAGCCCGTAATTACACGACCAGGGAGGGTGTCGAGCGTACCGCGCTGGAGGTGACCGTGAATCCGGGCAAGGGGGCGCTTGGCCCGTCGTTGATGTGGATGGTGGGCAGCATGTCGAAGGCCCGGCAGGGCGGTGGGCAGCAGGCGCCGCAGCAGGACCCGTGGAATAGCGCCCCACGGGGCGGCTTCAGCGGTGGGAGCTCGGAGCCACCGTTCTGATAGGTGGCCTGCGAATATGCCCGCAGTGGGGGCGCGTGTCGCCCCTGTGTTCTAATATTGCCTTCGTTAGCCGCCGAGAGTGAGGAGACGCCATGCCGCCTACCGTTATTGAGTCCGCTAGTGGCACTGTCCGTGTGGAGTCGTTTACTGACACGACGCCAGGTGATGAGTACGCCGCTGTATCGCTGGAAGTCGCGGGCGTTCAGGTTGATTTGAGTGTCGAGCAGGCGGAGGTGCTGGCGCGAGGTTTGTGGGCTCATCGGGGGCATCTTTCCGCCGCCCCCATCTAGTCCCATCGTGTCCTAGAGCGTCTTGTGTGGCTGGGGGGATTGGCACACAAGATCGAACGGTGAACAATAGCTCACGACACAGGAATCCCACCAGCACCACTAGGGAACGTCGTGAAGCCAGCCTGCACCAACACCAAGAACCGAGCATTCATCAACCCCGCCAGAGCACCGCACAACAGCATCGAGGCAGCGCTCAAAATGTGCCACGCCTGCCCACTCCTCAAGCGCTGCGCCTCCGATGCCCTCACCTCAGGCACAAGCCTAAGCGAGGACTTGAGGGCACCCGCCGCCGACGTCATACAGGCAGGCGTCATCTGCCACGGCGACCTAGACACCGCCTACAAGCTCGCCGCCATCGCCCAGATGGAGGTACCCGCCTACCTTATCGAGACGACACACCGCGACAACATCGGCGCCCGCCGCCCTGACAGGTGCCGAAACTGCAACCGCCCAATGACCAAGTGGAACCGCCACGAGGAGCAGCCGGAGGGCTACCAGATGCACTATGCCCGGGGCTTCTGCACGTCCTGCCGCTCCGCCTATGCCCAGTGGAAGAAAGAGCACCCGACTGAGCAGCGGGGCCTGAGGAAGCCGATAGACCGCAAGCGCCATTCCGCACCGCCCCGCAAGCGAGGGGCCGTCACCATCCAGCCGACTTTATTTGAGATTCCAGCATGACAGAACCGTTCCTCATGTCCTACCCGGACAGCCCCCAGCACCTCGCGACTATCGAGCTCCCGTGGGAGAAACCACCCCTGAGCCTGAACGACTCCGCCCCGGCGTCGAGGGGCGCGGTGTGGGGGCGTGCCGCGAAGAAGCGGGAGATTCAGCAGGCCGTTCATCTTTTGGCACGTAACGTGCGGATGCCGGAGGGTATGGACTATCTGATTGTGCAGCTGCATTATCGGCCTCGTGATAATCGGGGTCGGGATACGGATAATGTGGCGGCGTCTGGGAAGCCGATTTATGACGCGCTGTCGAGGGGGTCTAAGCAGATTCCCGGCTTGGGGTTGGTGCCGGATGACTTGCCGAGGTTTATGGGGAAGCCGGAGCCGGTTATTTGGCCTGCCGTGAAGGGATTGAGGGGTCGTATGTGGATGGATTTGTGGGTGTGTGAGAGTGCCCCTGAACCCTACGTGAGGGCAGGCTAGAGTACTCAATTTTACATTTCGTAAACTGTCATATATACTTAAACACGTAAGCAAGAGCAGCCCCTGCAAGGGCTAGCAGAAAGGAAAAGAAAATGACCACCTACGCCCGCCGCGACGACGCCATCACCCGCGAAATCATTGAGCCGCTCGGTGAGTACGCGAACGAGCACAACATCGACGCCATCGCCGACCAGCTCATCATCTGCGACGGCACCGGCCTCAACCCCGAGTACAGCATCGACGAGGACGCCGACTTCTGGGGCATCGTCGCAGCCAACGCCCTCTAGCCCAACGGCGCGGGCGTCACCACGCGGGGGAGGGGAGCGCATTCCGCGAATCACGCTCACACCCTGCAAGAGTGCGAAGAACGGGCACTAGCTCCTCACTAACCGCGCCTGCAAGCGCGTCACAATCACCGCAGAAAGGAATAGCACAATGTTCAAGCGCAAGGGCCGCCACTGGCCCCGCAACATCTCCAACCCGCGTCACGCACGGATGCTCATTGCTGAGCACCAATCCGGGGTGAAAGGCGGCGCGGGGAAGTGACTCACAAAATCACCTACAGGGTGCAGCACTGGGGCCGAGAAGATGACACGTGGTCATGGTTCGGCACCAGCGAGCACGCCACCCCCAACGGGGCAGTAAAGGAAATGCGCCGGATGGAAACACTATTCCCCCATGGCGTGTTCAGAGTTGTTGAGCGGCACGTACAGGAGGTGATTTACCGTGTTCCGGCAGAGAACGGGTAGGACCACAGTGTTCTGCGAAGTAGACGGGGACGTTCGGGAGGTTGGCACCTACAGGTCTAAATGGGCCGCGAACTTCCGCGTCCGCATCCTCTCCGAGGCCGGTATTGAGGCATGGACGAAACCAGAAATGAGACTCCTATTTAACGAGGTGGGCTACTAATGCGGGCCGATGCCTACCACTGGGCCGAGGACGCCAAGTGTAGATCCCTACACCCCGAATTATTCGACCTTCAGGGCGATAAAAGGCCCCTTGAGGCTAAGCGTTCCATGGCGCGCAGACTCTGTGAGGGCTGCCCCGTTATTGCGGAGTGCGCCGAGGACGTTCTACGGCATGATTCCTTTGGTCTTGTTCGCGCAGGGCTATGGACCACCGGCTGGATGTGCGGCGGCCCTGCGAACCCCGGGGCGAAGAAGGGGGCCTTAGTGAGGGAGCTTCAAATCATCGCAGCCACCGGTCAACTCCCGGAGTTCGAGGAGGCGATATGAACCGAATAGGCGCGGATGCATCCTACTACCAAGAAAAGCTGAAACAGCTCGAAGACAGGCTCCTCGCCTACTCCTACGGAATCGACCACCTCAAGCACTACAGCAACGATGATCCAACCCCCGCAGAATTACAAGACCTCGGTGCAGCAGACCTAGCCAAAGCAGCTGCACACGTCATCGGCCTCATTAGGCGAGGCGAGTACTAATGCCCTACGTGGAGATGACAGCGGCAGACCTACCTAATTACAGGGTTTGCCGCATTGTCCTGGACCCCGACACATATGACCCCCGATTGGTGCCCGACCGCCTGGTCTACGCCGCCCGAGAAGGTGGCTACGTGCACGGGGCAACCCGAGATGGACGCTTCACCATCGAAGCCGCTGCACCAGTCCTTATTGACCCTGAATCCTAGGAACCACAATGAACGTTAATTACAGTCTCGACCATCACGCTTCCCCACCGCGTCGTGCTCATGCAGATGATGCGGGCATTGACCTAGCCCTCAGCCACTACGCCGCTATCCCGGTTGGGGAGCACCGCCTGTGCCACACTGGGGTGCATGTGGCTATCCCGGCTGGGCATGTGGGCATGGTGTTTGTGCGCAGCAGCACCGGAATTAAGAAACACCTTGTGCTAAGTAACGGTACCGGCATCATCGATAGCGGCTACACGGGGGAAATCATGCTGTCCCTGCATAACGTGGGGCGCCGTATGCGGGTTATTGAGCCGGAGGAGTATATCGCCCAGCTTGTGGTTGTTCCTATCCCGAGGTTCGAGTTGGTGCGGGTTTCTGAACTTGCCGTTTCTGAGCGCGGCACTGACGGCATTGGTTCCACCGATAGTACCGCATAGGGAGCTAATTTTACATTCTGTAAACTACGGTGTAGACTTAAGGACGTAAGCAAGAAAGGCTCCTGCAAGAGCCCACAGAAAGGAATCACAATGAACGCCCAGACCACAACCTTCACCCAGAACTCCTGGACCGTCACCATCACCGGCAACAAGACCATGCACTTCGTCAACATCGAGCAGCGCGACGACATAGCCGCGACCATCACATGGGAAGACGACCAGGCCAAGGTCACCCCTAGGCTCCTCTCCACCATGACCGAGGCAGAAGCAAATGACTACGCGGTCCAAATCCAAATTGCGGCTAGCGCGGCCTTTGAGATTACAAAGCAGGTCAAGGAGATCGTGCGGAGGTTCCCGGCGTAAATAGCCGAAAACGGCCCGACTGGCAGACACCAAGGTTCGAGTCCCTGACGGGCACTAGCGCCACCTGCAAGCGGCGCCCCACTACGCAGAAAGGAACCACCATGAGCATCGAGCAACGCCTCAACGAAGAAGTACAGGTGTACCGACTCGGCGACGGACTCAGCTTCACCCCAACTAGCAAGCACCCCACCGGCGTACTAATTGGCTTCTTCTACCACGGGGGAACCCAAATCGGCAGGGGATGCCTAAAGGTCAACGGCGACCAGTACGACGCGACACTTGGGGGCTGCTAATGGCTATCAAAAAATCACCCCTCTGGCACTCACGCGAAGAGTTCAGGGGACTACTCGCGGCCCATGAGACGCTCAATTACCTGCGCTCGGCTGAACATATGAAGCTGGAAATCTGCACGCTTCACCTGCCGCCGCACTTGAAGCGGCGGGTGCGCGACGCGGCCGATCAGCGGGGGATAGCGCGAAACGGGATGCTCATCGAAATTGTCCTGAGCTACCTCTCCTCCGACACTCAATACACACCGGAGAACCGTGTCGTGGCGAACAAGCGAACCGCTACACAAACAAGCTTCCGGCTACCGTCACCGGCGATTGATCACATGCGCTGGCTTGCCGACGCCCGGGGGATAACGATCTCTCAGCTCACGGCGGACATGATTGTCGAGTACTTCAACAAAGCCGAGGCTGAGGATGATGCGGCATGAGGTATGACGTCTGGTTCAACTTCAACCACCCGCAGGTCGCCGAAATCAGGGCGCTAGACGGCGACACGATAGAGACGGTGGACTGGTTCTATATCCCCGCTGGTTGTCTCGTAGATAGCCCGTCTAGCCCGGGGGATTGGCATATCTTGCGCACGTGTGAGCTGAGGTGGCTGTTTAAGAGTTACGGCTGGCGGCTTATGTCCGAAGGGGATTCTGTGTGGGCCGAGAAACTTTAGCGGGTTTCCGCTGACCGCTGGGGAACCTCCCTAGCCTGCATACTCATGACGGAAAAGGACACAGCTAACATCGGCACCCCGCAACGTGTGCCACTAACAGACCTCAACCTGTATCACAAGAACCCCCGGCTCGGAGATGTGCAGGCTATTAAGGGCAGCATCGTCGCAAACGGCATCTTCCGCCCCGTAGTCGTCAACAAGGGCACCTACACCGACAAGCCGAACGAAATTCTTGCCGGTAATCACACGGTGAAAGCAATTCGTGAGCTCGCCGAGGAGCACCCCGATGATGCTCGTTACCAGCATGTAGATGTGTGGATGGTTGACGTCGACGCGGAGCGCGCTGCCCGCATTGTTCTGGCGGACAACCGCACCGCCGACCTCGGCTCATACGACAATGAGGAGCTACTCGGGCTCCTCGAGACCGTGGACTACGACCTCGACGGTACGGGCTACGACTACGGAGACGTAGACGACCTCCGATCCCTCGCGGAGGACGGCGAGGGGGCGCCCGGCAGCGCGGGGCTACTCGACGAGCCCGAAACCGACAACTACCGGGAAACATACGCCGTCACCGTCGTGTGCGCCGACGCCGAAGAACAGGAGAAAGTATTTAACCGCCTAACCGGGGAGGGCTACGACTGCAAGGTGGTGACCGTCTAAATGCCTATCAAAATCAACGTGGACAATAGGTGCGCCGACTCAAACACGTACCGCGCAAACCGCGTCAGGTCGATGTTTAACGCCACAAGCGAACAGGCAACACACTTCACCCTTGACGCCACCCTAGGCGTCGAGGAGGACGGGGACTGGCAAATCGGCGTCGTCGTCGGCCCGTCCGGCTCCGGGAAAACCTCAATCGGAAAGCAACTCTTCGGCGGCGGCCACATCTACGAACCCAGCGGCTGGGAGCATGACAAGCCCATCGTTGACTGCATCGACCCGGGCGGCGACTTCGACGCGGTAACCGGGGCGCTCTCCCAGGCCGGGCTTGGCGACGTACCCGCGTGGCTACGCCCCTACCACGTCCTCTCAAACGGGCAGAAGTTCCGCGCCGACCTCGCGAAGATACTAGCGGAGCGACCGGACCGGGTAATTATCGACGAGTTCTCCTCCGTCGTTGACCGGCAGATCGCCAGGGTCGGGGCGGGGGCGTTCGCCAAGGGCTGGCGGCGTGGGCCGGGTAGGGCCGTCCTTCTTTCCTGCCACTACGACGTCCTGGACTGGCTGGAGCCCGACTGGGTATTTGATACGGCAACGGGCGAGTTCCGTGGACGGGAGGGGGTTCAACACTTTAAAAGGCCAAGGATCGACGTGGAGATCCGGATGGGCGGGTGGGAGCTATGGCCGCTTTTTAAGCCGCATCACTACCTAGACTCCGGCCCTATGCCAATGGCGAAGTGCTACGCCGGTTTCGTAGATGGCGAGCCGGTAGTACACCTCGGCGTGGGAACACGGAACGTACCCGTGAGGCGTAACGGCAGACGCCTACAGGCGGTTGAGGCCCGCGCCTGCCGCATGGTCACGATGCCCGAGTGGCAGGGGGCCGGGGTGGGTACACGGTTCCTCAACACGGTTTGCCAGATTCAGCTCGACGGTAACGGGGTACTCCCGGGCCGCAAAATGACAACGGTGTTCCACACCTCCCACCCGGCGCTCTGCGGGTACCTCCGGCACTCCGGGAAGTGGCGACAGGTGTCCGGCATGACCTCCGGCGTAAACAAGGGAAGGTCGGAGACCTCAATGGCCGCAACCTCCAGCCGGGGTAGAAAACTTGGATACGGCGGCCACCTCCGCGCCGTCCAAGGCTTCCGCTACTACGGCGACAACTACAAGAAAGGCACCCCATAAATGGCAAAAATCTACCTCGCCGGTTCAGGCGCATTCGGCGCGGCCTGCGCCCAGGCCCTCACCAACGCCGGGCACACACTCCTCGGCATCGCCGCCCCCGAAGAAGGACGCGGCGGGCGGGGCGAAGCCCTCACCAACTGGGCCATGAGCCGCCACCTACCCCGCACCTCCAACGCCCTACTACGGGCCGACGACATCCCCGACGGCACGGACCTCATCCTCACCGCCCACTCCCACGCCTTCGTCGGCAGAAAAACCCGCGCCCGCGCCCCCTACGCCCTCGGCTACCACCCCAGCCTCCTACCCCTCCACAGGGGCCGCGCCGCCGTCGAGTGGACCGCCCGCATGAACGAGCGCGTCACCGGGGGCACCATCTACCACCTCACCGACAACGTAGACGGCGGCCCAATCGCCGCCCAGCGCCACGTAATCCTCCCGCCCCGCCTCACCGCCTCCGAAATCTGGCGCGAGTACCTATTCCCCCTCGGGGTAGAGATGGTGGTCGACACCGCCGACGCCGTAGACGCCGGGAACGTCCCCTACCAACCACAGGACGAAAGGAAGGCAACATGGGAGCCGTCCCTAGACTCAAAGCCCCTCTACCGGCCCGAGCTACTGGAGCTACCGTGACCACCGAGGCTAACGACCCCTGGGACCCGCAACCGGCGATAGCCGCCCTACAGGAGGCGTTCGACGGGGCCGCCACAAACCTGAGCCCACCCCGCTCAACCGTAGCCCCCGGCTGACCGCCCCCCGTAGTGCCCGACACTCAGCATCATGGAAGCAAAGGACACCACGGGGCACCTCGAACACCTCCCCATTGAGCAGCTCCGCACCTACGGCCGGAACCCGCGCAAGGGAAACATCCCGGCGATTAAAAACAGTCTCAGGAACCACGGGCAGTTTAAGCCCCTCCTTGTGAACACCGGCTCCCAAACTGGGGAAGAATGGGCCGTCCTCGCCGGGAACCACACGCTCGCCGCCATGCGGGAACTCAATCAGGAAGCGCAGGAGGCGGGCCTAGACCAGCCGCATCTCATGGTCCCGTGCTACGTCATCGACGTCGACGCCACGCAGGCAGCAGAGATCGTCCTCGTGGACAACAAAACATCTGACGAGGCCACCTACAACGACGAGGCCCTCCTCGACCTCCTCGACTGGCTACCAGACCTCGACGCCACCGGCTACACACAGGAAGACCTCACCGCCCTCGAGGACACCCTCAACCCCACAGAGGAACCACCCCGGGAAGAGGTGACGAACCCCTACGAGGACTTCATCACCGTACGCCTACAACTCCCCCCACACCTCGCGCAGCAGTGGCTCACACACACCACAGCATTCGACAGTGACGAGGAAGCACTCGAATACCTACTCGACCACAACGGGCAGGAGGCGGGCCAGTGAACATCATCGTCACCTACGTCATCGCCGGAGTCATCCACTACGAGGAGCACGAAAACATCCTCACAGTCACCATAGGGGAGGCTGGGGAACTCAACATCGTAGAGAGGGGCGGTGGCACCAGCCGCATCTACGCTCCCGGCGTGTGGAAAACCGTCGATTACCAAGACTTCTCATGAGCCGCACCGACACCACCTGGCTATGCGTCAGCAAACAAGGCGACCGCTTCAACCCGAAGAAGATGGTCATCCTCTCCGAACACGCAACCATCGGGCAAGCCAGAGGAACCGCACCCCTCCACGCCATGAGCGGCATCCCGGACGTCCGCATCGTCCGGCGTGAAACCACCTACACCGCCATGAACTACAAGGACGCGGGGAAGGGCTAAACCGACCGCGCCGCCACACCCGGCACACTCGGCCGTGATGGAACAGCTGCAACTCATACAAGCCCCCTACATGCGGGAATGCCACATCCTCGGAGACTGGGCACACCACGCCGACAAAGCAATCAAGCAACTAGCATCCACCGGTCAGCCCTTCACCGCCGACGATGTACGCGCCCTCATACCCGACGGCCTAACCCCGGCACATAACAACGCCTGGGGCGGCCTCTTCTCCGCCTGGCGCACTCACGGAACCATCACGCCTATCGGGTACCGGCAGTCAGCCCACGGGCCGAGACACGGCGGGATACAACGCATCTGGAAAGGAACACGCAACGACTAGCGCCCAGGCATCATCTGACCCCATGAACTACTGATAATAAGCGAAATAGGAGACACCAATGGCTAAACGAGGCATGACCCCTAAACGCGCCGAACGCGCCGCCAAAGTCGTCACACTGCACGACGGCGGAGCCACCTTCGAGGCCATCGCAAAGCAGCTCGGAATCAGCTACACACAGGCCAGGAACGACTACGAGCGCGCCATGGAGGACGCCCGCCCAGACAATGCCCGGCATGTCTTCGCTAAACTCACCAGGCGTCTCAACCGCCTACACGCCGCCTACTGGAAACGGGCACTGGAGGGCGATATTAAAGCGGCCCGCCTCGTCCTCGACATTAATAAGCAGCTCGCCCAACTATGGGGGCTGGAGGGCGCGGTGAAGCTCGATATCGAGGTGACGGGTGGTGATGAGTTCGCTTCGGCTATCACAAGCTTCAGGGCCAGTATCGAGGCTATGGGTGCGACACTAGACGATGAGTAACGAGGGTTTCCGTTTCTCTCGGGGGCAGGTCACCGCCATTGCGCGCTCAACCCATGCCCTCAATATCTGGTATGGCTCCGTGTCCTCCGGTAAGACACTCGCCTGGCTGTTCATGATGCTGGGGGAGATTAAGCAGGCCGGTACGTCCGGAAGTATCGTCATCTGCGGTAAATCACTTGACGCGATCTACCAGAACGTGTTCATGCCCCTGCAGACGGAGCCTATCTTTGCGACCGCCGCCCCCTTCATCCACTACGTGAGGCGCAACCCGACGGCTACCATCTTCGGCCGTGAGGTTCAGGTGATTGGGGTGAACGACCAGGGGGCTGAGGGCAGGATTCGAGGCGGCACCTACCAGCTCCTCTTTTATGACGAGTTGACTCTTTGCCCGGAAAACGTGTGGGAAATGCTCTGGTCACGCATGCGCGCCACGGGCAACCCAAACCCCCCTCGAGTGTTCGCCACCACCAACCCGGCAACACCAGCCCACTACCTCAAGACGAACTTTATCGACAAGCCGGGCGAGACCGACACCTACGCCCGACTGTTCACAATGGACGATAACCCAGGCCTCACCGAGGACTACAAGGAGCGCATGAAGGCGTCCTATACGGGTATCTTCTACCGGCGCATGATTCGGGGCGAGTGGGCTGCTGCTGAGGGCGCGGTGTACGAGTCATGGGACCCGGACATGGTGAAGGACCGGGCCATGGGGACCGTGCTGGCCGTCGGCATTGACTACGGCACCAACCACCCCTCAGCTGGGTACGCGCTCACCGTGACCGAGGACGGGCTACAGATAACACACGAGTGGTCGCCGCAAACAATCGGCCTAGGGGGCCGTACGCGCCTCACTGACGGCGAGCTAGCGGATTCCCTACAAGAGTGGCTAGACGCCCTACCGAACCAGCCTAAGGGCCTATACATCGACCCCGCCGCTGCTTCATTCCATGAGGAGCTACGCCGCCGAAAAGTCAGGACTACTAAAGCCGATAACAGCGTCGTCGATGGTATCCGCCAAGTTGACTCGCTACTCACCAGCGGGGCGCTCACTATTGCCGAGGACTGCAAGAGACTTATTGAGGAGATACCCGGCTACCGGTGGGATGCCTCAGCGGCAGAACGCGGCAAGGACGCCCCGGTAAAGGAGCTAGACGACCACTGTGACGCCATGCGGTACGCCGTGTACTCGTCCCGCCACTTGTGGGGGCGTCACGTTGAGAAGCTGAGGGCCCAGCTGACCGCCACCCCGAACGCCGCATAGTCATAGCCGTGCAGGGGCGTTGTGTCGTTCGCATTCTCGGGCACGTAAGCCACCCCGCGCCAGCCAACCACACAGGCCGATATAGGGGCGGATAGGCCACTACCCGCACTCGTTCCCCAACGGCTAAGGTTGCGCGCTCCGTCGCCAACTTCGGCGGTTGACGGGGGCTGCGCCCTTGCACCACCCCGGCAGACGTAGCCAAGGAGGAACACCCATGCCAATGCCCGCCCCAAACACGCCGTGGCCGCCCGAGGAGTACGCCCCGGCGCTTGAGGCAATCCGTCGGGATGATGCGCTTATCTCCGGCCAGGTAGACGTCATTAATGAGCGTCGGGCTAGACAGTACGGCAGGCCATACACCCACCGCACCCAGTTCAACGGCGGTGTGGTTGGCGCGGCATCCCGGGCTTTCTTCGGCAAGCCGCAGCGCCACGCCCCCGACTCATCGCACCTTGTGACGCATCATTTGCCCATCGCCGACGAGCTCACCACAGCCCTAGCTGACTACATGGCAGGCAAACCCCCGCAGGCGAAACTCTCTGCCGAGGATGAGGACAACGCGGAGGCCGCCGAGGCCCTAGACCGCTTGGTGTCATCGGATCGCTTCGCCGCCGACTGGTGGGGCGCGGTATATAGGGCCGGGTCACACGGCTGGGTATATGGCCGCGTGGTGTGGAACCAGTCAGTTGACCCGCACCCGTGGATTGAGTGGGTTGACGCGGATAACGGCATGGCCGAGTTCGAGAATGGACGCCAGACAGCAATCCTATTCTGGGACACCTACCAGCACGACGATGACTATTTCCGCCTACTCCAGCGGCACACACCCGGCCAGATTGAATACCAGCTATTCAAGGGGTCGGACAGTAGCCTCGGCTACCCGGTGCCTTATGACGAGATACCGGAGTCCGCATACCTCATGGAGCTGGAGGGCCTACAGGACGGCACCGTCCTGCCAACCGGCTCGGAGCTCATTACCGCCGACATGCTGGACAACTACCGCCCCCGCCACGCCTGGAGGCAGAAGAAACTCTTGCGCTACTACCACACGTCGGATGTTGCGCGGGCCGCTGGCATCTTCGAGAACATCGACCACAACTGGTCACAGCTCCAACACGAGGTTGAGGCAGCACGCGGCCGCCTCTTCGTCTCCGAGGAACTCTTAGAGAGTGACGGCCCCGGCCAGGGCTCATACCTCGACTGGTTCCGCGACATCTACAAGGCGTCAATGTCCCCGAGTGTCGAGGCGAAACCAACCTTCGAGCAGATCCAATTCGACATGCGTGTCGAGCAATACCTCACTCTGATTGATTCCGGTATCCGTAAAGCGGTATCCGCGTTGGGCCTATCGCCCTTCACCGTAGATATGGACGCGCAGGCAACTGGTGAGATGACGGCGACTGAGACCCGGGCCCGCACCCGCCGTACCCGCGCCACCGCCGACACCAAGGGACGCCACGAGCGCGCCCACCTCTCCCACATCCTCACCGCCTACCTGCACATGGATGCCCTACTGAACGGCTACACGCCGCCCACGAAACCGGTGGTCGTGTCCCTCCCGGACCAGATAGAGGTGTCGGAGCAGGAGCTGACCGGCAGTGTCACGACCGTGTACACCAGTGGCCTCATGTCTATCCGCGCCGCCCTCACAAAGCTGCACCCCGAGTGGACACCCGAGGAGGTTGAGGCTGAGGAGCTAAGAATCAAGCAAGACCAGGCCGCCGCCATGCCGCAGGACCCGCTGCTTGGCCTAGGTGAGGATATGGCCCCGCTATCCGATAGTGAGTAGCCCATGGCGGACAGTAAAGACAGGCAGTCCGCCCGCCTCGTGCGCCTCTATGAGGACGCGGAAATACTGATCCTCCGTGAGCTCTCGGCGGCTATTAAACACGGCACCTATGAGGATGTTAACCGGCTCCTCTACCGCGACGCTGAGGTTCGGAAGCTCCTAGAACGGGCCCGCCGTATCCTCACCGCCGCCGGGGCTAAGGCCAACGGCATGGTGGAGGAGTTAGCCGTGGCGGAGTTTAAGGACGCGATGCTCGGAGTCCTGGAAGATGTAGGGAACAGCGCTGAGGCGATACCCACCGTGGCCGCACTATCGGCCGTACAGGTAGCGGCCACCGGCACCTCGCAGGCGATAGCGTCCACACATCTCAGGGTCGTCCGCGAAGTCTCCGACGTGTACCGCAGTATCACCGCGCAGACGGTACAGTCCGCGATTATTTCTGGGGTTGACCACAGGGCGGCTATGAGGCACGCCCTCAACCAGTACGCCGACCGGGGCATCACCGCATTTGTTGATAGGGCCGGGCGTAAATGGGCGCTTGACTCCTACGTAGACATGTCCGTGAGGACGATGCGGAATCAGGCAACGCAGGAGGGCCACCTGTCCGGTTATGAGCAGGCCGGTGTGGAGCTAGTACGGGCGTCGTGGCACACCGCCTCGGCGCCGCAGTGCTACCCGTTCCAGAACCAGCTGTTAGCAATTTCGGGCGGGGCAGGGGTTAGGGAGATGGTAGACCCAGCCACGGGCGATAAAGTCACCGTGACGGTTAAAGACACGCTACGGGGCGCAATCAGCAAGGGATACCACCATGTCAACTGTCGGCACCGCGATACCGCCTACACCCCCGGCGACCCGACACCACAAGTGCCGATGGATAGCCCGGCTGAGAACAAACGCAAGTACAAGGCGTCCCAGAAGCAGCGGTACATGGAGCGGCAACTCCGCCGCTGGAAACGCCGCGAGGCCGTAGCGCTCACCCCGCTCGACCGGGACACCGCCCGCGCCAAAACAAAAGAGTGGAACCGGCGCATCCGGGAGCACGTAGATGCCCACGAGCACCTCACCCGGTGGTCGCACCGCGAGCGGCCACGTAGCTGACCGCACGCACAACACTCGCATCATCTGAGGCAGTGGCAGACCAGGAGTTACCACAAACCAAGAAGATGAAGGGACACCCATATGTCAGACACCACCGCCTCCGTCACCGGCGAGCAGAACACCGAGAACACCACCCAGCAGCCGGGGCAGGAAGAAGGCCAGGAGCCCACCAGCCCACAACACAACGAGGAAGGGGACGACCGTATCTCCCAACTCAACGCTGAGGCCGCGAAGTGGCGCACGAAGTTCCGCGAGCAGGAAAAGGCGACCGCCGAGTTCGAGAAACGCCAGCAGGAGATCGAGCAGCAGTTCGAGTCCTACAAGCAGAACCTGGCTAAGGTCATGGGCCTTGCGGAGGAGGAAGACGTCGAGGACCTTGGCAAGAAGTACCAGGAGCAGGCTAAGGCCGCAGATGAACGCTACAACCAGCTGCGTCAGCGGGTAGCGCTCACCGAGGCGGTACAGAAGGCTAAGGCTGACCCGGATCTGACTGTCCCCTTCATTAAGGGCGGTGGAGCATTCAACGCCCTTGACCCGTCCGCCGATGACTACGAAGCCCAGGTGGCTGAGCTCGTCGCGGAGACGGTGGCAGCAGTCCCGAAGCTGCGCGCCCAGGTGGCGCCCGCATCTTCCGGTAACGCTCCGACCCCATCCGAAAACAGTGGCTCCCGCAGGCTCACCGTAGAAGACCTGGACAACATGTCCCCTGAGGAAATCTACGCGGCGCGCAAGGCCGGGAAGCTAAACCACCTATTCTAAGGAGATAGCGCATGTCTGTCGCATCCTTTATTCCTAAGCTGTGGGCTCCGGAACTGCTCGTTCCGTTCAAGAAGTCCAGCATCTACACCCAGCCGGGCATCGCTGATACCAAGTACCAGCCGATGCTTCAGGACAGTGGCGACACGGTGGAGATTAACTCCATTGGTAAGGCCACCATCAAGAAACACGACCGTACTAAGGACCTTGAGTACGATGACCTGACCACGACCTCTGCGAAGCTGGTCATGGACCAGGAGCGGTACTACGGTTTCCGCGTCTCCGACGTTGACCGTGTACAGGCGGCCGGTGACTTCGCTTCCGCCGCCACCAACCAGCACGGCTCGGAGATGGCCGACGAGATTGATAAGGCAGTAGCCGAGGCCCTCAAGGAGGGCGCGGGTAACAAGCTGAAGAACCAGCCGGTATTCGACGGCGCCGACTTCTACCGCCCCTCCGACGGCCAGCTCACCGCGTGGGACGTGGTTCGCAAGCTCGCCACCGAGCTGAACAAGGTGTCCGCGCCCACCGCCCAGCGCTGGATCGTGGTCGGCCCTAACTTCGGCTCCGCTCTTCTCGCAGACCGCCGCGTTACCCAGGCAGACGCAACGGGTACCGACATTGTGGCCCGCAATGGCCTCATCTCGTCTATCTCGCAGCTCGGCCTGAACGTGTACCAGTCCAACAACGCCCCGGTCACCTCTGGCCGTGAGGGCATTGTGGCGGGTGTTCCTGGCGCACTTGCGTTCGCCACCCAGCTCCGTGAGCTGGAGGCATTCCGTGACCCGGATCGCTTCGGCGATATTATCCGTGGTCTTCAGGTCTTCGGCGCGAAGGTCGTTAACCCGAAGGGCCTCGTCTATGTGGAGGCTGACGTGAAGCCGGGAACCCTCGGCTCCGCTGCTGCATCCACCCCGGCAGCCTAAAGGCGGGTGGTAGTGCCACGCCCCTGGTTGCCACCGGCACGGTGACCTAAGGCTGGCGCTACACAGGGCGGTCTACCCGTCCTCTAGATAGGTGCTAGGGGGCGTTGGGTAGCCCGCCCTTTTTCATACCTACGGCACGATGATGTTTCCCCTCTGGAGGTGGGGATAGGTGAATCTTGAAATGAACTACGTTGACCGGACTGAGCTTATAGCTGACGCTATTCCCGGCACCTATGACGGTTTAGACGATGCTCAGCTAGACAGTCTCATTACTCGGGCGTCGATGCTGATGCGCCGCTACACTAAGTCCGCTGTCTACGCGGTAGACGAGTACGGTATGCCGACAAGTGAGCGTATTCGGTCGGCGTTCCGTGACGCCACGAGTGCCCAGGTACTTGCTTGGGTTGAGGCCGGGATAGTGGGGGAGTTGTCGACCGGCGGCGCCAATGTGGAGGCATCCGTGGCCTCCTCATCTAACAACGGCTCGTCTGTCTCTTTCGATAACAGTGTGGCCACCGCAGCCCGTACCCGTCTTCTAGCCGGGGAGCCGTCCGAGGGCGCGCTCCTCATCCTGGAGGACGCCGGGCTCATTGGTGCCCAGCCATGGATTCGGGTGTAGTGGCGATGCGTAGCAACACGAGCGAAACCCTGGCACGCCTCTGGTTTAGGCATGAGGTGAAGCTACAGGGCGAGGAGATGCGAACCGCTAGGGGCGTCACATACGGCCCCGAGCAAACCGTCATGGCGTCCGTCAACATGCAGACCCGAGTAGTGCAATCCGGCGTAGGGCACGGGGAGGAAGTCACCGTGGCGGGGACACTCAACTGGGATGTGGGGGGGCCGCTCCCAGCTATCGGTTCCACGGTGACGATACCGGAGGAGTTCGGGGCGAAACCACAGCGGAAGGTCGTCACCGCCCGCAGGGCCTACACCGGCACCGGGCTGACACCAGACCACGTGGAGGTGACCATCCTATGAGCCTTCGACTCAACACCGAGCAGGTCAAGCAGCGGGTGAAGCAAGGCGCTGTACAAGGCGTGTCGGAGGCGGCGCGTGTCGTTGAGGCGACCTCCGTAGACCTCACCCCGCTGGGTGAGACGGGAAACCTACGCCAGTCCGCCCAAGCGGTACCCGGCACGGATACAGGCGGCAAGGTTCAGGGCGTTGTTCGCTACGACGGCCTGCCGTACATCCGCCGCCAGCACGAGGAGACAACCTGGAATCACCCGCGTGCTGGACAGGCTAAGTATCTGGAGACGGCGCGGGCCCAGAACGCCGAGAGGGTCGCGCAGATTGTGCGAAACCACATTAAGGGGATGATCTAGGTGCCCGAGTACAACACGCAGAGCGAACCACGCCCCGCCACCCATGAGGACTTCGCCGATCACCTCGCCGCCTACCTCCACGCCCAGGGCGTATGCGCGGACCCTACAGACAATCAGGACGGCGGAGACACCCCGGCTGTGTTCATCGGGCGAATGCTAGACCAACCAGACCGCGCCCTCTGCATCTTCAACGTCAGCATCGAGAACGCCTGGTCCGACAGCAACCCGACGGCCCGGTTCAGCCTCGCGTTCCGTGGCGCACCCGAGGACCAACTCACCCCAGCTAGGGACGCCGCCCGCGCCATGAATGCCCTGCACGACCTCACCGATATTCAGCTGACCGCGCAGCAGGCCGTTCTAGTCTGCCGGCGGGTCATCAATGATCCACAAGTGCCGGATTCCAACATTCGCTGGCATAGCATCGACACCTACGAGGCAGTGCTGGCAGTCCCATCGACTCCCTAGGAGACCACCATGGCAATTGCTAAGTACGCGACCGCCCCGAACTCGTGCGAGCTGAATAAGCAGCTCAACCGTGGCTGGGCGTTGCAAGTTAAGCCGGTAGGCGCCGACCCGGCAGAATACAAGTTCGTTCGCGGCGTCACCAGCCTCGGCGTCAACATCGAAACCAACACCGTTGACGCTTCCGACATTGACTCCAACGGCTGGGCATCTGAGGAGAAGACCTCTCGCTCCCTCACTATTTCCGTTGAGGGCCAGTTTGCCCGCAAGGGTGACCTTGACCTCCTCACCGAGGACCAGCAGCTGCTGAAGGTGACCGGTGAGGAGCTGGGCTCGGACGGCAAGGTTGATTTCCGTACCTGGCGCACCGACATTGACGAGGGCTGGGAGGGCACGGCGACTAACTCGTTCACCTCCGGCTCCGGTGGCGCGAACGACCTCCGCACCTTCACCTCCGATCTCAAGTCTTCTTGTGAGCCAACCCGTATTCACTCCGTGAAGAAGGGCGAGGAGAAGAAGGAGTCCACCCCGGTTGATGTGGATGAGCTGCTGAAGATTATTCGCCCGAAGGGCGCGGCGGGAGTCGAGTCTCGCAACCCGGGCGGCACCCCGGGTGCTACCGACCAGTAGCCAGAGCGGCAGCCTAAACCCCTATTCTCCCCGCCCCAGTGGCGGGTGAGCGAACCCCCGCGTTGCTTTGTCCTTTCCTGCGCGGGGGTTTCGTCATGCTCTAGCTGACCGCGTATGCAGGCCGGTCATAATCCGGGGTGTTGAAACACAAGCGCATAGGAAAGGACATGCGATGACAGACTTTGGGCAACTACAGGAGCACCTCGACTCCAACGACGTAAAGTTCACGCTGAACGGCAAGGAGTACACGGTGGACCCGTCCGCCCAGGACGTACTCAAGTTTCACGTTCGCCTGAACTCGAGCACCGAGAAAACAGTATCGGGGCAGGGGATTGCCACCTTCGAGCGCGTCGCACACCTCGTGGGGTCAAAGTTCGATACCGAGACCGGCAAGATTACCGGGGGCCTTCTTGGCCAGCTGATGAAGGACGGCGCCACCTTCCCACAACTCAATCACATCGTGGAAACCATTCACATCAAGTACACGAGCGGCGACGACCTGGCTAAGGCGTACTTTGAAACAGGGTCGGTAAAAAAAGCACTCGAGAAGTTGAACAACGACTCCCAGGAGAACCAGGAGACGGGCCAGACGAGTGGCGAGACCAGTGGGGACGACTAAGACGTGACCCCGATGGGTGGGCCTACGCCCCGGACAGTGACCTCTGGTACGACCCCTACGCGGGGGCATACTCGGAGAACGATCCGGGAGGTGGGCCGCCAGACCTCTTCATACTTGAGACATACGGCGAGTACGTACGTGAGTGGTGGGCGGAGAAGATTCAAGACCGGCCCGACGTGGATATGTCTAAACTGACATGGCCCTCCATGCTCTCCCGCTGGGATGACATAGAAACCGACTTTCATCACTTCTACCAGGTAGACCTTGGTGGCGGCGTACTGGCTGACCGCCGCTGGCGGTGGTTCAGAATACGGCTAATCAGGCTACTGGGCGAGGATACAGCCATCGCCCGTGGTCTCGGATTACGCAAAACACCCAGCTTGAAGGAGTAGCGTATGGCCGCCCTGGACCTTGGCGATCTTGGTTTCAAAATCACGGTTGAGACCGGCGAGTTTGACCGTGCTATGGGCCGTGTTGAGCAGGCCGCCAGGAAGGTAGACAAGCAGCTCGACAACACCGGTAAAAAGAAGCTTTCAGTCAAGGCCGACGGCGGGCAGCTAGACAAGCTCCAGTCCTCGGCTAGGGACGCTGCCGGTGCACTCGACCAGGTAGGCAGCAAGCGTGTGGCCCCCAGTGTGGAGACCGGCGGGCTGGGGCAGGTCAAGACAGCGGCGGCTGAGGCCGCTGGGAGCATGGGGGAGCTGAACTCCCACGCCGGTGAAACAGGCTCCGTGTTCTCTGGGGCGGCTGGCGGTATCGCTAAGTTTGTGGGCGCAGCCGTAAGCCTTGGGTCTATTGCTACGGCGGCCAAGGCCGTGGCGTCTGCCGGTATGGACTTCCAGTCCCAGATGAATACCTTGTCCGCTGTTTCTGGGGCGACTGGTGCACAGCTGGAGGCGGTGGGTAATAAGGCCCGCGAGCTTGGTACTGACGCGTCTCTGACGGCTACCTCCGCCTCTGACGCGGCAGGTGCAATGACTGAGCTGGCTAAGGGCGGCTTCTCGGTTGAGCAGTCGATGACGGCGGCTAAGGGAACGTTGCAGCTTGCTGCGGCGGCGCAGGTTGAGGCAGCTGAAGCGGCAACTATCCAGTCGCAGGCGTTGCAGGCGTTCAACCTTGGGGCTGAGGACGCGGGCCGTGTTGCCGATATTTTGGCTGGTGCCGCTAACGCCTCCTCCGCCGAGATGACCGGTATTGCGCAGGGTATGCAGCAGGCCGGTACCGTCGCCAACCAGTTCGGCCTGTCGATTGATGACACCGCCACCGCCCTGGCAATGCTGGCCAACGCCGGTATTCAAGGCTCCGACGCCGGTACCCTCCTCAAGTCCGCGATGCTGGCGCTGACAGACCAAGGCAAACCGGCACAGGCCGCGATTGAAGAGCTGGGCCTTACGGTGTACGACGCCAACGGCAAGTTTGTGGGCATGTCCTCCCTCCTCGGCCAGCTCAAAGACGCCTCCGCATCCATGACCGAGGAGCAATACCAGGCGGCAACCGCCGTGCTGTTTGGCTCAGACGCTATGCGCCTGGCCGGTGTAGCGGCGGTGCAAGGCTCTGAGGGCTTCGACACCCTCAAGGAAGCCGTTGTTAGGCAGGGGCAGGCAGCTGAGGTAGCTGCCGCGCAGACACAAGGCCTGCCGGGTGTGTGGGAGCGAGTTCAGAACACCATGGAGGATCTTTCCCTCGGCGTGTTCGACAAGATTGATGACCAGCTGGTACGCATGGGCAACGGCGCCGTGGATGCCCTTGATGCCGCCGCCCCCAAGATTGAGGCCTTCGCCTCCAGCATGGCGGGCCTTGCCGGTACGTCGATGGACGGCTTGGGCAAGGCGGTGGAGCTGTGGGGGAAGCTGCCCGGCCCGGTAAAAGACACCGCCGTGGCGCTTGGCGCCGTCAACGTGGCGATGAAACTGCTCCGCACTGAGCGCGGCGCCAACGCGGTAACCAAGCTGGCTGAGTCCTTCGCTAACACTAAGACCAGCCTCAAACTGTTTGGCTCCTCCATGTCGGAGGCCTACGGCTACATGCGGCAAGCCAACCCCGAGATGAGCCGCGCCGGTGCCGCCATGCGCGTGCTTGGTGGGCAGGGCGGTGTAGCCGCCGCTGGCATGTCCAAGCTCAAGGCCGCAGGCATGGGCGTGATGGATATGTTCGGAGGGCCGTGGGGCATCGCCTTGGCAGCCGCCACCGCAGTCATCACCGACCTTGTGGCATTCAATCAGCGGGCGTCACAGGCCCAGGAGGACTACAAGACCGCCACCAAGGATGCGGCTGAGGCTCAGGAACGCCTCAATAGTGCCCTTGCAGGAAGCACCGCCCCGCTCAGCAAGGAACAGTTCGAGGACGCGAAGCTTGTAGCCGAGGGCTACACCGCCAGCATCCGCATGAACGGTGAAACCATGGCAGGCTGGCGTGGCGAAGCCATTAAGGCCGTTGATGTGGCCGGGTTGCTTGGCTCAAGCCAGAGCAAGGCATGGCAGGAAACCATTAAGCAGGCCGAGGTCATGGGTGAGGCCAGCATCCTCACCGGCGACGCGCTGAAGGCCCAAGGTAAGGACTGGGAAGACCTGGGCGAGATTGTGGCCCGTGGCGGCAAAGAATACGATGCCGTCATTGAGCGGCTTAACGGCATCGAGGGCCACTGGTGGAATGACCAGGGTGAGGCCGCTCAAATGGCTGTTGAAAACCTTGAGTCCGCACGTGCCGAATACGAGCGCTCTATTGATGCTGCCCGCAGCGCCGACCCCGCATTCCAGGCCATCGGCGAGTCGATGGGTGTGCTGGCAGACGAGGCGGCTTCCGCTGAGGATAAGCTCTCTGCGCTGAAGCGCATCATGGATGAGATGTCCGGTAACGCGTTGAGCAAGGATCAGGCCGAGGCCGCTTTGGTTGGGGATGTGGAGCAGCAGGCCGAGCAGATTGAAACCCTTGCCCAGGCGGTTGCCGAGGTTGGGCCGATTGAGCTTGACCCCGACGGCACGATTGATGCCACGACAGGCTCCGGCGCGAAGGCCGTGTCCATGATTAGCGAGCTGGGTGACAGCATGGCGCAGGCGGCTGTGGCCGGTGTTGATGTGGACGAAATCTTCAACCAGCAGGCCGACAATATGGCTGCCCTACAGACTGCGCTCGGCTTGACGGACGAGCAGTTCCAGAGCCTGATGCGGTCCTACGGCATCACCCGTGAAGTGCTCGCCCTTCCGCTTGCAATGGAGGGCGCGGACACGGTTGAGCAGCAGATCGCCAAGCTGGAGACCGGGCTGGCCGGGTTGAAGGAAGGCAACTCCGTTGAGATTGCCCCGCCAGACCCCGCTGTGGTGCTTGCGCTCGAGGACATGGGCTACAAGATTGAGCACCTCCCCAACGGCAATATCGAGATCGAGTCCACCGCAGATGTGAACATCGATGAGCTCGATGAACTTCAGGCCCGCGTTAACGTGATTGACGGTCTGAGCGCTAGTGCTACAGCCGAGCTGGACACCACCGAGTTCGGGCTGAATGCTGAGCAGGCCCGCGCCATTGGTGAGGAGCTGGACGGGCTGGATGTATCGCCCGAAGCCGACCTGATTATTGAGAAGCTCCTACAGGGCAAGGACGTATCCGTTGGTGAGCTGAACCTGCTGAGCCAGGAGAAGGCTGTGCCCACCGCAGACCTTGAGAAGTCCCTTCTTGACGCTGGTGTGTCGGATGCTTTGGTGAAGACCGCGAACCTTGGGGAGCAGCGCCCCACCCCGAGGTCGGATATGGATAATTCGTCGTTCATGGCGAAGGCCCGCGCCATGATGGACATGATTGGTATGCTCACCCGCCCGATGACCACCACGGTCACGTTTGTGGGTAGGAAGGTTGGCCAGTGGCTGAGCCGTGAGCACGGTGGGCGTATCCCCAACTTCTACGAGGGCGGGCAGATACCCGCCTTGGCGATTGGTGGTAACTCGGGCTACAGGCTGCCAGGTACTGGGCCTGGAACCAACATCGTGGACGGCTTCATGGGCGTCACGGATGATGGGTTCCCCATTGCCCGCGTCAACCGCAACGAGTGGGTGATTAACGACAAGTCCAGCGAAAAGTTCAACGGCACCCTCGCGGCGATTAACGCCAACGACCCCCGTGGCATCATGGCCAACCTGGCGCATGAACTCCCTGCGCTTGAGACGGGTGGGCGCACCAAGTCGGAGGAAGTCAAGAGCATTCTTGCCCCGTACAACAACGGGCCGTACGTCATGGGCGGATTCTCACCTGCATCATTCGACTGCTCCGGTGCGGTGTCCGCAGGCGTGAACACCTACCTGGGCCTTGACCCGTTTGATTCCCGCATGTCCACCGTCAACGAGGGTGCCTGGCTGGCGGCCAAGGGCTTCAAGTCCGGTCGCGGCAACGGCAACGAGCTTGTGGTGGGCTGGTACGACTACGGCGGCGGAGCCAACGGCCACACCGCCATGATGCTGCCAGACGGAACGTTTATCGAGTCCGGCGGCAACACGGGGCAGGGTATGACGATTGGTGGTGCTGCCGGGCCTCTGGATGGGCGCGGCTTCACCAACTTCATGTACCTGCCTGGCTCCGATGAGGACAAGGGCGGCGGTGTGCTGACTGGTGACCTTGGGGAGACCGACGGGTTCGGCACCGACATTGGGGATATTCCTGATGTTGCCGGTGGCGGTGCCCGCGCCCGGGCCTCCTGGAAGGACGTTTCAGCCCCCACGGCTGGCAAGACTTTCCACGCCCCAGGCTTGGCTTCCAACCGCGTCAACGGCACCGTTGGCGGCTCTCTGGGGGCTGCTAATAGGGCGCAGGTCCGACAGTACGCAGACCAGTACGGCGTGCCCCAGTCAATGGTGGATGATGCGTTCGCCTTCGCCAACCCATTCCTGGGGAACCACACGTTCCGCGAGGAGCTTGGCGAGCCTGCCACCAAGCAGATTCTCAGTGTCGCCAAGCAGCTGGAGGGCGCTTTGGGCAAGGGTGGTATCGCCGCCCAGGTTGAGGCCGCCCTGAACGCCACAACCCCCAACTGGGATGTGTGGCTGCGCGTCAATGAGGACACTCTGGCCGCCTTCAACGAGCTGGGTGAGGCGCAGACCAACCGCAAGAACGCTTCCATGGAGATTACCGAGGCGGAGGAGAAGCTGGCGGAGCTTCGTAAGAACGCCACCAAGTCGGATAAGGACTCCACTGAGAAGCTTGCGGAGGCCTACAAGAACCTGGAGAAGGCCAAGAGCAAGAAGCTTACCAAATCCTACACGGCGGACAAGCGCGCCGACGATATTGAGAAGGCCGAGAAGAAGATCCGTGACCTCAAGGAGAAGGCCGACGAGAATGATGTGAAGTCGGCGCAGCGTATCGCCGAGGCCGAGCAGGATCTTGTTGAGGCGCGTGAGGCCGAGAAGGAAGCCATCGCGGAGGTCAACGACGCCCAGATTCGGTACAACGCTGCCTTGACTGTGGCGCCGATTAAGGCCGCCGCCTCCCTGGCGGATACCTTGGCTGAGGGCATGGGCCGCGTGGCGGAAACCATGGGCCTTATGGCCGAGAACATGGATCGGGCTAACAAGGTGGCCGATGAGCGCCTTGAGGCCGAACTGGCGGATGTTCAGGCTAAGCGTGGCGCTGTGGATGCGGCGCAGGCTTTGCGTGAGCTGGAGCGGCAGAATCAGCAGGCCCGCCATGATGATGTGCTGGCGCAGCAGCAGGCAGAGTACGACCTTGCTATGGCCCGCAATGAGCACGCCCAGAACGCCGGGAGTGCCGAGGTTAATTTGGCGGAGCTTCGCCAAAAGGGCATCTTTGACACCGTACAGAAGGCCACCGACGCCGACCGGGTGGCTATCCTGTCTGCCTCCAATGTGGAGGTTGCGGAGATGAATCTTGATGCTATCCGCGCCTCGTCGGCGGAGGCCGAGTTCAACCGCAAGGTTGCTGTGGAAGATGCCACCGCAGACCTGAATTATGCGCAGGAGATAGCAAAGCTGACTTCTGAGCGTCTTTCCGTGGCCACGATGGAGCTTGCCCGCTCTGCGGCTGAGGCTGCCGGTGTAATGGGTAACTCTGCTAGTGCTTTGGCTAAGGAGCAGGAAGGCAAGCAGAAGAAGGCGAAGGGTGCGGCTGGCATTCTTGGCGGCATCGCCCAGATTGGTGCCGCCGCCGCGATGACTATTGCCACGGGTGGCGCGGCACTCCCGGCAGCGCTGGCGTTGGGTGTTAGCGGCCTTGGTAGCTTGACGAAGGGCGCCACGAGTGTGGCAGAGGGACGCGCCCAGGAGAAGGCCTACAAGGAGCAGGCCAAGAAGGAATACGATTCCCTATCGAAGGATGATAGGCGACGGGTTGATACGGCCCGTGGCGGCCTTGTGGCCGGTGTGCTTACCGGCGCCCTTGTGGGTGCTGCCGGTGGCTCCGGTGATGATGTGGCGGGAATGTTTGACGCCACCAGCGGCATATTCAACCTGCCCCTGTACAAGAAGCAGATGGAAGCCAAGTACGGGGCCGAGGCTGCCGAACTGTTGGCGGCGAAGGCGGAGGCCGATATTAACCGCCGTCAGAAGAAGCTGGAGCTTGACAAGGCCCGCCGCGACCTCGACCGGGTGAACACTATCAACCCGCGCAAGAATGAGCTGGCGGAAATGACACAAACCTTGAAGCAGCAGCTGGCGGAGCTCCAGCAGGAGAACTCCCAGCTCTCCGGCGTTAACAACAGGCTGGACACCAACAACAGCCTTTTGGACGACAAGAACCGCTCTGTACTTATGACGGTGGGCGGCTCCGGCTGGGGTCAAGACCTTGAGGCCGGTATGCGCGCCGCCGCCTCGGCAGGTGGCTTCGGCGGGGTGACCCGCGACGAGGTAGGCGAGTGGTCATCCCTCAACGTTGAGCAGGGCTGGCGCAACCTGGACAAGTTGCGCGCCTTGGTGGAGCCAACCCTGGCGCCGAAGGATACCGCCGCTGATGCTGCCGCCGCCAATGGCCTCATCGAAGGCCTGCCGGAGACTGTGGTGGGTGGCCGGTACGCCCGCCAGCTTGCGGACAGTGTTGTGGAGGGCGCGCAGCAGGCCGCCCAGCGCTCAGCCCAGGCCGGGATGGAGGCAACCCGCCGCCGCGCCTATGAGGACGCGGCGCAAGCCGTCCTCACCCAGATTGGCGGGGCCGGTGATACGACCCGTATTGATACGCAGTTCACGGGCGCGGTGACCGTGAACGCCAAGCTGGAGGACAAGGTGCTTAGTGGCCTGTCCTCGATGGTGAAGAACAGGTAGGAGACAGGCTGTGAGCATTCCTTGGGATAAAAAGTTTCGTATCACCCTGTGGGGTGTGGATGGTGAGCCTTTGGCGCTTAGCCGTCCGCGTAAGAAGCGCGAGGGCATCTTCCTGGACGATGTGCCAGACGGGCTTTCCGGCATGGCGAAGAAGCATCTTTGGGATGAGGCCTCCGGGGCGTGGCGGGGTACCAGCGTCACCCAGAACACTCTGCGTCTTGACCTTGTGGTGAAGTCGCGGGACGTGCGCCGCGAAGTGAACACACTCCTCGCCAAACTTGGTGACGGGGGGCGGCCAGTCGGTGTGTCTATCACGTCGGCGGAGTGGGGCTACAGGTGGTACCGGGCGCGGGTTCAGGACGTGTCAAAGGTGGAGTGGTTCCAGTCGCCGGGCGGGTCGAAGGTAGCGAAGCTGAGTGTGATTCTGGAGTTTTCGGGCGATACCACCCGCAGATTCACGGAAAGCTTGGTACTTGGCCCTACAGACACTTTCGGCACTGTGACGCTTAGGGTGGATGGGGACACAGATATTTGGCCCCGATTCCGATTCGAAGGCAAGTACACCAAAGCGAAGGTTCGACTGACCGCTAAAGACGAGTGGCAAGAATTGCCGTATCGCGCCGAAGGCTGGGTAATCGACTCGCATCCCGAGCGGCGTCACGTCACAGACCTGTACGGCAACCCCGACTTTAGTGTCGTCGTCCCGTTCTGGCCCGAGCCAGTCCACGTGATGAACGAGACGGGGGAGGTGCAGATAGATGTGACGAACCCTACCAGCGGCTTCAAGTGCACCGTCGAGTGGATACCGGAGTTTAGCAGAGCATGGTAGTCAAGCACACCCCCCGCCATGAAGTCATTGATGCTCGCGTTTGGGATGTGTCAATGTCCCGGTGGTGGAGCCTTGCCCCCTGGGAGGAGATTAACCTCCAGTGGCGTGAGGATTGGGGTGTGGACACCGGGGAGATCCGCCTTGCGGAAGACCACCCGAGGGCGTCTAGGCTTCGCGCCGCCCGCCACGTGCCAGTACCAGTCACCTTTGAGGTGAACGGGGTGCGCTGGGACGGCTACGTGGAGTCCACAGAGACAGGGCAGGAGACGGATGGCACCCGATACCTGCGGGTAACCGTCCAGTCGGAGACGAAGCACTTTCACCGCATGCTGGGGCGCGGCCCGGTGGCGTCGGCGGCGGATGGCTCCTCCGAAATTGAGGAAGGCTCCTTGGGAGCGGTGACGCACCGGCTGGTGGCCCGTGGAGCGGTTCGCACCGGCCTACCCACCTACGTACTGATTGACCACCAGGGCGACCCGGTACAGGTGGAAGTACGCACCGAGGACTACGTGGCGGGCCTTCTGGAGGAGCCACTGGCGGGATCAACATCCTTCGTGCAGGTGCGGAAGCTTCTGCCCGGCGACACTATCCCCGGCACGGGACGCGCCTTGCACTACGAGGGGGCAATGGAACGCCAATGGGCGAACGCTCAGCTTGCTAAAGGTGTGTGGCCTAACGCCACTACCGGCCCCCGTATCTACGGCTCTACGGTGCTTACCGATGCTCCGCCCATGCCGGATAACTCATGGGCTGGTAGGGGACAGGTAAAGGACGGGGCCCTGCTGTCTGAGCCTATGGATGGTATCTGCTGGATACCGTTCGAGACGGTGGTGGAGCGGCCCGTGGGCTACTACGCGGAGATTGATCCCGCCAAGGTGCATGTCGTTGATCGCACCAAAATTAAGGACGGGCCGGGCGCCAAGGCGGGCCGCCCCCACTTTGTGACCTACTGGGAGGCCGGAAAGTTCACGGTCACCCCAGCCTTGCGGCGTGCTTTGGGCGCCGGGTTGGTGCGCACCATCAACGGGCTTCGCATGTCTGGCATTGGAATGGTTAAAAGCTGGGTGGAGGACGGTGCGGTGTACGCCTGGAAGGAGGGCGTGGAGTGGGTTATCGCCACCCCGTCCGAGTTCCTAGCGGATAATAAGCGCTACGCGGCTACAGGCTCAGCACAGAAGCAGACTCCCGGTGTTTTGGTGTGGCAGCACGCAGGCCGGGATAGGCGCGGCGTAGTGTTCTCCTCCGCCCCTGGCGGCGGGTTGAAGCGGTGGGCCACTACGGAGACCGCGCCGGATGGGGCGATGCTCATTGGTGGCGGCCAGCTGGACGCCCAAACCATCGCCGCCCTCGAGTCCGGACTCCTCAAGCCCAAGGGCACCGTCACATCTGCCAGTGCGGAGTCGGCGGAGGCGCTTCTACCTTCCTCGGCAAGGATGCCCGGGGTAGTGGAGCGCCTGGATGTTGACGTGCAGCCTCACGCCACAATCAGCGGCACAGAGGTGTCTTTCAGCAAGGCCGGGGGCAGAGTGAATATCGAGGCCGCTGGGCCGTTCTTCCTGCGCGAAAAATACATGAACCTGTCGTCCACGGGCGGCACCAATCCGACGGCGGAGATTGCCCGCGAATGGGCAGCCTCCCAAGGCACAACCAGCATGAGCCTCACCCCAGGGCACCACCAGACAGTCGTGTTTGGTGATGATGTACGCCGCCCTGACGGGCGTGTAGTGCCGGGCTGGAAGCCGGGCGACCGTATCAGTTTCGTGGACGGTACCACCCGTGTATCCGAGGTGATTATGGGCTACACGTTGAAGGCGTCCGCCACGGCGGAGCTAACCGTCGAGCCTATCCTCGGCAGGCGCGACAACGGCGTGATGACCAGCTTCAAGTCAATGGTGGAGGCGTCGGAGAAGACCGGGCGCAAGGCGCTGCTAGCCCCACCCAGGAAGGTTCCGAAGGAGACCCTGGAGAAGGTGGCCGATAATCGTTTCGGCGATACCTCAGCCCAATGGCGCAAGGACATTGCAGCGGATCTCCAGAAGTCCTGGGACTACATGAACAAGGCTTCCGAATTCTCAATCCAGTCACAAAAGTATTCCGCGCAGGCCTCCGAACATTCGCAGGCTTCCTACCGCTATTCGGATAAATCACGGGAGTATAGCGAAGCGTCGCTGGAGTACTCCAAGAAGTCCTTGGGGTACAGCCAGGAAGCGCAGCGGCATTCCGAAGCATCTTTGCAAGCCTCCCGGCAGTCGTCGAAGTACTCGAACCAATCCCAGGTGTTTTCGCAGGAGGCCAAGGGCCACTCCAGTGATGCTAATGACCTGTCGCTGAAGGCGAAGTCTTTCTCTGAGGCTGCTGGGGCGTCCGCTGAGGATGCGGAGAAGTGGAGGGCGCGGGCCGAGGAGGCGCGCCGGTTGGCGGAGAATGCTAGGTCTGGCGCCGAAACAGCAAGGGCGCAGGCGGAGTCCGAGCGCAATCGGGCTGAGACGGCGCGTGCCGGTGCAGAGTCGGAGCGCAGCAAGGCCGAGACCGCCAGGTCGTCTGCGGAGAAGGCTAGGTCTTTGGCGGAGTCGGAACGTAGCAAGGCGGAGGCTGAGCGCAACAGCGCGGAGAAGGCCCGCGAGCGGGCGGAGAATGCGCGTAGCGATGCTGAGGGGAGCAGGCGCGAGGCTGTCACCAATGCGGTGAAGGCAGCCACGTCGGCAACCCAGGCGGCCATGTCTGCTACTGACGCGGCCTACTCGGCCAAGGAGAAGGCTGAGGCGGCGGAGCAAATCGCCAAGTCCAACCAGCGGGCTATTGCTATGGAGGCCCTGGGGCATCATGGCCAGTGGACGTTATCGTCGAAGGTGAGCATCCCCGGCGGCAAGTGGATTACTCTCCCGTTTTCCACCAATAAGGGCAAGATTGTGGGGTGTAGGCAGCTAAACTACACCAACACTGACAATAGCTATATTCGTCTCGATAGTGCTGGTGATTGGCAGTTTCACTGCCGATTCCATATGCCTCCCGCGACGTTTATTGACACGCTGATTACCTCCTCCGAGGCGCAGCTTAAGCTGGAGCTTCGTAACCCGAGCGGAGACGTGATTGATGAGGCGATCTTCATCAATCAGGATCAGGGTTGGGACCAGACCTATCAGGTGACTATGTCTAGCTATGTGCCGGTGGATAACTGCCAGCTCGTGGTGAAGGTGTACTCGCAGACCGGGCGCGGTAGTGCTTTGCTGTCGCAGACAAGATATGGCGAGATGTATCACGAATTATCGGTACGTCGCCTATCTGCTTAAGCCCGCTGACCGCCCTAAAAATCGCCCTCGGTTTGAGGGCGTAAAACGCGCCGCAACCTGCGGAAACCGACCGCATTCACCCCTCCTCCACACTGCCTTTATGAGCACAATCAAGGCGATGGAGGTGACGGGGTGCAGGAAGAATTCAGCGCTAAACTCACCGGACGATTCGTAGACGATGATGACATTGTCCGCACAGGGCGGGCCATGCTGGAGCTGGACGGCTTCAACATGCTTCACCTACCCATCCCCACCGGGTACAAGAATCAGCTTGACGGGTTGATTAGCTCGGCCCAGGGTGATGCGGCGGCGGCGAAAAAGTCTGAGCAGGCGGCTGCGAAGTCGGCGGCTAGCGCCAAGCAAGACGCCGACAAGGTAGCGAACACCCTGGACAACACGTTCTGGCAGGGCGATCGGCTCGCCGTCAACGGCAAGATTAGCCCGCCTTTGACGGGTAAGACTGGCTCCCAAGGCCCACCCGGAGAGGTCACCAAACAGCAGTTAAACACGGCTATCGCTACGGCTATCGCGGCCCTTGCCCCCACCGGCCTAAAACTTGTTCTCGCAGCACCAGACGATAAGACGGCGGAGCAGGCGGATACCGCAATCCGCGCAAAGGGCTACCAGGCTGTTGTGGTCGTGCCGACCACCAGCAGCTGGTGGGAGTAAAGAGAGGAGAACCGTTATGGCTTTGAGATCAATTAGACGCGGCCCGGAGACGGTGCGCCTCGATGTGGAACAGGGGGCCGGGTGGCAACCTGCAAGGCGCGGGCAGTTTGACGCTAGCATCAACAACTACCCGGAACTCGCCACGCTTCAAGCCACCGGGTGTACTGGACTGCGCGTGTACGACTACGACGCACCCGGCCAGCCCTACTGGGAGTCCACGACTGGCACGAGCCACACTGTGACGGTGATTAAGACGGGTCGCCGTCTTGCGGTGCGCGCCGAGAACACGACCGATAAGACGGAGGTAATAATGCACGCTGTTCCAATCCCCCCCCCCCTACTTCGTAAGACTTTTGCGGCGCTTGTGGGGTGGTTGCCATGGCGCTAAGGAAACTGGTGCCGCCGTCCACGTCCGGCCCAGGCTGGTACCTCAACCGCTACGGCGGGCTGGCGGTGCTACGCCTGCGGAACTACAGCGGCGGCACCACAATCGCCCTGCCGTCGGGCTTCACCCCAACAGTCGACTGCACCTACCGGCAGGCCTACGGCGACGTGAATATCCGCACCACGGGCAACGTCACCCTGCCGGACGTCACCGGAACAATCTGGGACACCTTCATCTACCCAGTGATCTAACCACGGTGGGGGTGGCAGCATGAGCATGAAACTCATTGGCCGTCGCCCGGTGCAGTACGCTCTGGAGGGGTATGCGAAGCCGGGCGACACGCACATCGCATTCCCAGACGCGGGTAAGATCAACCCCACGCCGAACCAATACCAGGTGCGCCCCGGCGTTGGTATGTGGGTAGCCACACTGACAGCGAGTGACCCAGGAGAAGAAATCCGAATCACTATCCAGAATGGTGAGTCTGCTACCGGCGTAGGCAGTGTGTCTACCTGTGGGCGAATTGAAAACCCGGATTTGTGGATTTTGTCGAATCCAGCGCGCAGTTTGAAGCAGGAAACCAGGTACGTGCTCACCTTGACGAAAACAGCCCCCCCCCTGTGTAATTGCAAGGTTCCGGCGCTGGTTGGGGTGGTGCTAAATGGCCTTACGCAAAATCAGCGGACGCGACACCGCCCTTATCACCACCGGGGCACCCGTCAACAGTTGGGCCGAGTGGCAACCGCCTCACCCACCTTGGGCAACCCTCATCCGCCAAAACGAGGGCATGGTGCTACCCGAAGGCAGATGGCGTTTGGAGGTCACGGCGGGGAGAGTGCTTACCTACGTGAACGACAAAAACGTCGGGCGCTTGACTGGCGTGAACGCACTGTCCGGCAATGTCTCGCTTTACGACATGGAAGGCAACGTGACCGCGTTTCTCACCCGCTTGGCTTAACTCGTCTTGGGGGTGAGGCCTGTGGCGCTTAGGAAGATTAGCGGGCCGGTGAGGGAACTCGCCACCCAAGACCTGAACACCATCACCGAGACAGGCGCCTATCTCCAAGCATCGAATAACGACGCGGGCAACGGCGCGAACTATCCCCGCGCCGTTGCGGGCCTGTTGGAGGTGTACACGGGAAAGAACTTCACATTCCAGCGGTACACCGCCTATAAAAACTTCGGAATCTATACCCGCTCGTACTACGGATTTGCGGGTGAGTGGGAGCCGTGGCGCAAGCTCCTAACCGAATAGACAACCAACTACCTGTGCGACCCTCTGACCGCCCCACGGTTAGGGGATGCTCTCATTTTGATGGAGGAACATTTATGACACTTGATGAAATCACCGCAGCAATCCGGCAGCTAGACGACGCTCAGTTTCAGGAGCTTTTGGCCTGGGTAGTCACCCCAGAGCGTGAACGTCGTGCCGCGCAAGCCGCCGTTGAGCAAGCACAAGCCGATTTGGTGGCCGAGCTACAAGAAGCGGGCAAGTTAGACAAGCCGAAGGCCGTCACCGTGGAGGAGGCTATCGCAGCGCCGGACAAGGTGCCAGCGTGGGAGAACCCGCTCACGGATCACTCGAAGATGTACGCGAAGACCAATGTCATCACCCACAACGGGCGGTTCTGGGAGTCCACTCACCCGGGCCTTAACCCGTGGGAGCCTGGGGCGCACGGAGTGGATGAGAATATCTGGTTCGACATCACCAACCAGGTTCGCCCCGCCGCCCCGGAGGAGAATACGGCTAGCCCTGGTGCTATCCCCTTCGCGCCGGAGCTGCCGGTGGAGGAGGGTGACCTCATTGAGTACGAGGGCGTGGTGTACAAGGTGCTCAGCGGCCACGTCACCAAGTCCTACTGGCCGCCCAGCGAATCGCCCAGCCTCTTCGAGCGCGTATAGCCTCAAGCCCCTACTGACCGCCCCGGTTGGTGGGGGATTCTCATTTATAGACGAAAGGGGTCAGAACTATGGTCACAATGCCAGTACCCAAGGGCTTCGTGGTCACAAGCCCATACGGCCCTAGGTGGGGCACGATTCATTACGGTGTGGACTACGGCGTCGCTGGAGGCTCAGGCGGCAAGCCTATCTATGCAATCAAGGACGGAACGGTCATCGCGGCAGGCCCGGCGTCGGGCTTCGGGCGGTGGATTCGCCTTGACCATCCCGCCAGCGTTGGGGGTAATGAGTCCGTCTACGGGCACATCATCCCCGAGGTGTCGGTGGGCCAAAAGGTGCGTGAGGGGCAGCGTATCGGGCGCATCAACCCCGACTCACGCACCAACGGCGGTGTAGCCCCTCACCTGCACATTGAGGTGTACCGCTACTCATGGGTGGCCCCGGCCCGGCGTGTGCTCGGGCAGACAATCCTTGACCCGCAGGAAGTACTACGCGGCGCGAAGTGGCCGGGCGAGTCTCAGCCCGCCAAGGAGTCCAAGCCGAAGCCGAAGGGAGGCACATTGTTTGGCATCGACATTAGCGAGCACAACGACGGGCTAAGCTGCGCCCGGGCTAAGCAAGAGGGCATAGACTTCGCCATCATTCGCCTATGCGACGGCACCCACGTCGATAGGGTGTTTCACTCGCACCTCGCGGATGCTGAGCAGGCTGGAATGCTCATCTCCACCTACTGGTATCTGCGCGCTCCCTCCGAGGGCACCAGCATCGCCCAGCAGGTCGATGTAATTGATCAGCAAATGGCAGGGCGCCGCGACCTGCCCGTGTGGATTGACGTCGAGAGCGTCGATAACCGATTCCCGTCAAGCGACCCGCGTCACTACCTACTACGTGGTGAGGATGTTTGGGAGGCCAAACGAGAACTAGAGCGGCGCGGATACCACGTCCCGGGCGTCTACTCCGGCGCGTGGTACTGGGAGAGAATGCCGGGCGGTGAGCCGTCCATGCAGGGCCTTGGCGCGCTCTGGTGCTCCAACTACGGGGACAATAACGCGGCCGGTGAGCCGCGTGCCTTGTACGCGAGCGAGGGCGGCGACCGTCACCCCGGCTGGGACTACCCCCTAGGCGACCGTAAACCAGACCTTTTGCAGTACGGCTCGCGTGGCATCGTCGCGGGACAGCCCAACGTTGACGTCAACGCCTACCGGGGCACTAAGGCGGAACTACAAGCCTTATTCAGCGGGAAGAACCCGACCAACAAGGAACCATCGGAGGAAGAAATGAACAAGCTCTACTCGCAAATCACCACATTTATCAGCGGCTATTTGGGCCCGCAGATTGACGCCCTACAGGACGTATGGACACAGCTACGCGGCCCTAAGGGCAAGGGCTGGCCCCAATTAGGTGTCAATGACAAGGGCCAGAACCTCACCCTCGTGGACGCAGTGGCAGCTCTTCGCCAGGACGTCGCACGCATCGAGAAGAAGCTGGAGGAACGTCGATGACACGCCCTTCACCGATGCTCACTGAGGTGGGCGAGTATGTGGCTGGCGCGGTCGCGGCGGAGCTCGTGGCTCAGCCGTGGTGGCTACGCCGCAAGGCCACGATAATGCTCATTCTGCAAGCGCTGGCGTGGCTGGCGGGTATCCTGCCCGTCGTGCTGACAGACACACCGGAGTGGTTCATCTTCGTCGCTGGTGGTGTGGGCTTCGTGCTCACCACGCTTCTGAACGCTCTGACGGTGGATGGTGTGACTCCTTCCATGGCGCCGCGATTGGCGGAGCAGGCGGAGGCCACCCAAGCGGAGCAGGCACCGCCCACCCTGCCGGTGTACACAGGGCCGACCACAGCGGGGGAGTAGCGCCGTGACCCGCACCCTACGTCTTATTATCGCCGCGCTAGCGTTTCAGGAGGCCTCACGCGGCCTCGACTACCTCTTCGGTGACAGCAGGCCCGGTACCGGCGTCTTCGAGATAGACAGTATTGGCCCAGCCTTCGCCTGGGGGCTGGCTTGTATCCTCGCTGCTCTCATCATCACCGCAGGTTTGGTGGCACGCCGGGATAACGTCGTCCGCTCAGGGGCGATGCTGTCAGCCGCTATCTACATCGCCTTCGCCCTCATGGTGGTGGACAACGTGTATGCGGACGACACGATAGACGACTGGCGCTATTTGACGTTGTATCTCAGTGCCGCTTTTATCTGGGGAGTCATCGCCTGGGCACTCACCGTCCGCATGGCAGTCGCGAAAAACCGGAGGGAGCATAGTGCAGATTGACGAAATACTCACGTTCCTGTCCGGCTCCAAGAACCCTTTGGGGTTCTTCCTCTCCATCGCTATCATCCTCGCCGTCGTCTCTGGTTTGTTCTCCAAGGCGGCGGAGAACTATGGCGGCATCATAGGCGCAGCCTCCAAGGCGCTCACCCGCCACAAGCAGGCTGCAATCGCGGCGGATGAGGCGAGCGTTGCGCGGCGCCTCGACCGGATGGAGGAGACGATTCAGAGCTTGGACGAGGAGGTGGGGGAGCTACGCGCCAAGGACAAAAGCCACCATGAGTACCAGCTTTATGTGGCCGGGTACTGGCGCAAGCTCCAGTTCTGGGCCGTGGAGCGTGATATTATCCTGCCGCCGCCGCCGATGATGACGTACCCGGAGTGGAAGCTTTCAACGAGCACCGGCGATTAGGCCTTGTGAAAGTCTTTGAAGTTTTGACCCTCATCCCACAGCTGGGTGGGGGTCCTTTTCTGCGTTTAGGGCATTAAAAAATCCCCGCTGACGCGGGGAATAAGAGCAATCTGCATGATGATTGAACATCAGCAACGGCTCACCCCTGCTAACGCAGGGAAAATTGAGCTGCAGTGCAATGTATTGAACATCGACAGCTGCTCACCCCCGCCGAGGCGGGGAAGGTTCGAGCTTTCCTGAATGCCTGAGCATCAGCAACGGCTCACCCCCGCTAATGCGGGGAACACCACTGAGCCTAAAGCATCTTCTTCCACTGCGCAACGGCAGACTGCTGACGCCCCGTCGCCTGTGCTACCCCCGTTTATTACCCACGATATTAGTACGCATTGCATATTATTACGCGGTGCGTCATAATGGGTATGTAAGCAAGAAACGCCACAAACAAAGGAACCCACCATGGCACGCCAGATGCGCACCCACGAAGTCCACTACATCACCAACGACTACCGCGTAGTCACCCAAACCGGATTCGTTAATGGTAAGCGCGTCTACGAAATCGCAGTGGTCAGCCGCAACACCGGACGTGAAGAATTCCGCAACGTTGAATCCGTCGAGAAAGCCATCACGCTCTGCGACAAGCGACAGGTCGAACTCGAAAAGCTGCGCGCCGAACTCGCCACCAAGCGCGAAACCGAAGCCAAGCAAGAAGTAAAAGAGACGGCAGAGCGCAACGAAGCTGAAGCACGCGGCCCACTTGCCACCGACCGTCAGGTTGACTACATCATGAGCCTTCTCTCCCAGCACGGTGGCCAGAACACAACCTGGTTCAGCCAAGGCCCGACCACCCTCGAAGAAGTTGCCCGCATGACCCGCCGTGACGCATCCACCTACATCTCCGCCCTCAAAGGCGACAACTAGAAAGGACCCCGAATCATGCAAATCATTAGCCCCGACACCCTCAACCACATCGGTATGAAAATCATCCTCATCGGCATGGCCACCAAGACCGTCAGAGCCGAGCGCACGACCGGGAACCGGGTTGCTCTCGAATCCGCCCGTAAGGGCTTGGCCGCGTCGGAAGATGACTACGAAAAGGCCATGGGAGAGCTTGCTCCTGACCAGCGCGCCTGGGTGGAAACCCTGTTTGCGAAGCCGCTTGAAATGGCGCGAGCCGGGAAAGATGGGTACAACGAAGCCGTGTACATGGCCCAAATCAAATGGGCAGATGACCAGGTGCGCGAGCTAGAGACGATTACCGCAGAGCTGAAAGATGCTCGCTCTGAGTGGGTGCAGGATGCCATGTCATACGATGTGAGCGCCTACCAAGTAGCGAAAATGTGCGGGCGTACCCCATCGACGGTGCAGCGCTGGGTAAGGTGA